AAGCTAAACAAAGAGTTGTCGATTTCTTTAATTACATTAGACAAAACGTAGATAATGTTCCAAGCGGGGCAATTCATGATACTATGTTCGACTTAAGAAAGAACGAATGTAATCCATCTGTAGAAAGAGAAGGCACAAAAAACAACGGGGAAATTAAATTTTCTTTCGAAATGAATAATTGCCCAAACTATGATATAACGAATTCGTCAAACGTACAAAGCTCTACTAATACAAACATTAGCTATTCAAATTGCAACGATTCAGAAATAAAAGTGATAGAAAATTCGGCAGAAATAACTGTTAGTGCTGGAGATTGCTTTTCACCTATTAATTCACAAGGTGAATATGTAAAATACAATTCAATAACTGATTCAATAAATAAAGTATCTATTCAAGCTAAATTACCTGCCTACGTAGGTGAGTTCCCAGATAGATATAAAATCAGATCAGAGACCAATTCGGAAAGCCCTTATAAGGGTGAAAAAAGTTATTCTGTGTCGTATAGTGATGCGCCCGGAGATGGTGATTGTGGCTCTTATTCAATAGGATGTAATTCATTTAATACAAAATTGAAACAGAAAGCAGAGCGGCCAAGATACTTAGAGTCTAATGCTGACTGCACTCAAGTTGAAAAGGGCAAGATTCCAGCCTCTAGGTCAGTGTCAACCTCAATAAATATACCTAATACTGGATGCGATGCTCAAACCTTGGCGACCCTTGCAAGCAAAGTAAAATCAGAACTTTTGAGTAACAAACCAACTTGCGTTATCCAATCGATCAGCTGGAATGTTTCCAAATCATCAGACGGATCAATGAAGGGGAATGGATCAATAAACGGAATAGACTCATGAGTTTAATAACAATACATGGAATTAATCCTTTTGACGGGCAAGCAGATCCTTATTTATCCTTAAGCTCTCAAATATCTTATGAGGGAGGGGTTGGAGAAGTTTTAAACTCTTATACTTTAGATGGCGTAATTACTGGATGCGATAAAAATACTTTAATTAATTTACAGACCGGTATTGTTGATAAATTTGACTGGGAAAGAGATCCTACAATACCACAAAATATAAAAATTAGTGGAGTGATTGAAGCTTCTGCTCAATCGCAAATTGTACCAAATTCTTTAAACTTTGAAAATAGCAATTATATTGGCGCGATCAGTTATACGCTTTCGCTAGATGTTTACACAGGAAGAGATATAAATAGCGAGCAAGATAATTTAATAGAAAAAGTTCATACTGAAACGACTAATATAGACGAAAAAGAATGTGTTTCCATATCTACAAATATTTCATGCCAACCAAATCAAAATTTAACAGGTTGTGGAGCTATAGAAGCAGCAAATAAATGGATAAGCGGTCAGTTAGGGCAAACTAAACTTGGAGAAATCACAAGGACCAAAAACCTTCCATTGACAAACGAGTCACTAACTATAAATCCACTTACTTCTTCAATATCATACACAAGCAGTCATGGAGGGGATTGTGGCGATACTACAGAAGCTGGTGCGCCACATACTGGATTTAAATTAGCTTACTGTTCTGAATCAAGCCTTAAAGATAATAATTGTATTAGCGGAAATATTATAAACCAATACAATGGAGAAGTTTATAAATCTGGAGCTTCCGAGACACAATTAATAGAATATCTAAATGATAATTTATTAACGGGGTTCCCGAATAAAAATAAATTTTCCGCAAACTATCAAAGTTCTCAGGATAGTATAACCTTTTCTTTTGAAACCATGTCAAATTCAGGCGGTTTGGTTTATGAGCCGAGAGATCTTATTGTCGATGACTATACTAGCTCGATAGAGATCAACCATAATGATAACTCAACTAGTTATTCGGTAAATGGAAACATATTTATTTTGAACAAAACTAACGATCACAATAATACTATACTTTCAATGAGTAATCAAGAGATTTTATCAAGAGCCAAAACAAATATAGACGGAGAAGGTTCCTTAATCAGTTTGTCAATTAACAGGCAAGATCAAGAAGGGACAATTAGTTATAGTGCTAGATTTGGAGACGGGGATGGCAATGATGATAAAGAAGTTCAGAGGGTATCAAGCTCCAACGTGTCCGTGAACCCACCTCTTTATAATTATTCTGTAAAATATACAATGTGTGATTATGCAATAAGTAAAAGCTTATGCCCGAGTAGAGGTTCGGTTTCAGCGTCCGTAACTTCTCCATCAGGCTCTGGTTACAATTATTTCAGCGTAGCTGATGGCGAAGCGCTTAGATTAATTAGAGCATTTGGGGGGCAGACAGAAGAAGATAACGATGTTAATTATGCAGATGACAAATCTTCAGTAACTGTTTCAAAGACTTATAGCTATAAAGGGAATGCAGTAAATTAAAATGTCTACTAGTTTAATAAATAAAACGATTGAAGACCTTGGGCTATCTGGGCTAGAAATATTATATGATTTCGAATCTTTTTCTGGAAATTTCATAAACTCTTCCTCACAATCAGGTCCAGAATATTCCGGAAGAGTGCAAAATTACTCACCTCAGTTCACGGGCGAATCTAGCGGGTCTGGTTTTTTTAATGGTCAGTATATAGAGATAGAAAATTCTCAAGACATACAAAGCGAAAACGCAACAATAATATTTTCTGCAAAAAAAACAGGAATAAGTAATAGTACTATATTTAGTCATATTGATGAAAATGGGCCTTCTGGCTGGGAAATTGGAATTAACGAAGCTAATAAATATTATTTTAAAAATTTTGTTAATGGCACGCCAGAGTACTATAGCTTAGAGAGTTACCTTTCTGACCAAAATATGTGCGCATTAACAATTGATCAATTTGGATCTTTGTCAATGTATAGATTAAACTTTGCAAACAAACAAGAAAGTTTTTTCTCTGATAATTTTGAAAGCGAAGAATTCGCTAAAAATAAAATATCTTATTACGGTCTTGACTCTGACTCTTGGAACTTAGTAGATTATTCTATTTCCAATGGATCAAGCTGGAAATTAGGGAGTGGCGATTTCCTCCACGAAGGATATATTGATTATTTTATGTATTTTTCAACTAACCTAGTTAATGATGCAATAGAAAAAATATGTAATGCGGTTTACTCTGATGGAGAAATGGTGCCAGATTTAAGCGGTATAATATCAGGAGAAATAACTGGATACACAAAACAATCTTCAGGAGTAAGCGGAAAAATAGGACAATCAGTATCGGGAGATGGAAGTTTAGTACAAAGCGGTTTTTATGTTTATGATTCTGGCGTGGCCCAGACTGGATCAGTAGGAATATCAGGAGAGGTTTATATACCTTATTCTGGAGTAAGCAAGATTACTGGAACAGACCAGATAGGACAAGAATTATATAGAAGAGTAACGAACCTGTCTTATTCGTTTGGAATAAGTGGAGAGCCAGAGCCGGGAATTTTATTGAATTACGAATCTTCTGGTCACAATTGGCACTTTAGCGGAAATAGCGGAACCTACAAAGGTAGTAGTTCGATAGGCCCAGCTAATACAATATTCGGAATAACTGGGTTTGAGATTATTAACGTTACTGGTTATCTTAAAGGTTCAAATTTAGAAACATATTCAGGGTTTGATGTTAGCGGGGAAGTTTATAAAGAATATTCATATACTCCAGAGTATTCTCCTGACGTAGATTATCTAATTTCTGGAGCTTATTTTAGTGGAGATCAAAACAGTCCTGACTCACAATATTTTCCAAACTCAATTAGTTTATTGGGCAGGTTTGATGAAGAAGATTTTTATGAAATTGTATTTGATATAGAAGATGATGTTGAAATAGGCATTGATGCAAGCCCGCTTTATAATGATAATTATTATTCTTTCGCTATTTATATGAAAGAAGTTAATGAAATATACGAAACAGATGTTGCGGTGAACGGAGTTTCGCAATTTACGGGATCATTGAATTTTCTGAAAGATGAATTTAATAAACCATACTTTAAGGTATATAGTGGAGCTCACCCTTTGGACGGGATAATATATACAGAAGATAATCTTGATGAGCTAGATAATATAATATATGATTTAACAAATAGTGGTGAAAAAAGATTTCTAAATATAGACAATTTAAATGATTATAACTCTGCGCCTTTTGCTTTCGATATTCAAGATTCAGCAGTTTTCTTTAACGGCGTTAAAATATACTCGGGTATAGATTATATAGATAATGGAGGATTTTACCCTTCAGGTAATGTTACTGGATCAACTGGATTTTACTTCACAAGACCAGCTTACTCAGGGGCGATTTATTCTACTGGGTCAGGAATGAATACTATAAGTATAGAATACGACGGAATAGCTCCCGGAAAATATTTGTTTTATATTAATGGAATAAGAGAGCCTGAAGATCATATTATAGGACACGCAAGGTATAGCGATTTAATTACAGGTACATACATAAAAAAGAATTATGAAAAAATATATTTCATGCAAAACGGAGAAGAAAGAAGGTCATGAGCTGTAGAATAATAAACCCGGCACATGCAACTATAAACGGAGGAAGCAAAGCCTATGGAGGAGGTTTAACATCAGCCTCTTTAAAAATTGGTGGCCTAAAAAATGGTGGAAGCACAGCGAATGTTACCTTGGAGGGAGAACAGCTAACCCATCCAAGAAATGGAGACTCAATGACTTTAGCGATTCTTTCAATGAGCTGTTTAATGGACATAGCGAGCTATAGCATGAATAAAAACGCAGCGTCAATCAATACTTTGACCTTAAATTTAGTGGACCGCTCTCATAGATATTTAGACAAAGAGTTCATAGGGCTGAGAGGAGAAATTCCCGAAGGCGTTCCTCATGTTCATGCATTAGGTTTTAAATTCGGAACGAAACCAAATGATTTTGCAATTAAAACATTAGGATATAAAGTTTCAGAGCCAGATACGCAATGGGTTGACATTGAGGCGTATTTACAAAGTCAAGGTCAAAGTCAAGCTGCTGCAAGAGCTGCTTCATCTCCGGGAAAAGCTTTGTATTGGTATTCTGGCAGGTATAGTTTGCTAAATGCCATGGGTGGACTGTTATTGGGTGGTTTACCTGCTGGGCCTTACGATGCTACTGGTTCATTTAGGGATGTCCTATCCCAAATACAAAATGAAACAGGATATATCATGTACTGGGACCTTGAAAAAAATAAAGTTAAAGTTTTTAATGGATTAAATTCAGCAGGTGGAAGGGGCGTGCTTAACACATGGAATTGCAACGTTTTGTCTGCTACAGACAGTGTAGATTTTACAACTACCGAAACCAGAGGTGCTATCGGAAAGTTTAGCAGTAATTATTCGGCTCAAGATAATCAAGAAGGGTCAAACGGAAGACCTATGAAATATTATGTAGCGGAATTGATAGACCCCGACTTTCATTATAAAGGCTGCGGCAAAGAAGACGCTCCCTTAACGGTTATAGATTTTGAAGATATTAACGTTCAAAAAGCTATAGGCGCGTCATACGACCATAAAGTATATGGATTTTATGTTCTTCAATCTTTGTTAAGCAAATCTCAAGACTTTGTTCCATGGGTCGATGAATTTCAAGCTGATATAGGTGAAGTACGAGGCGACGGAGCTGCAGAATTTACAACTAACTTATTTGAAAATTTTAAAAACCCGGGAATGTTTGGTGGAGGAAGTTTTCCAAATTGGGATCCAAATACATTTTTTGAAGATTATTATTATGATAACGCAAGTTATCCATGCAAAAGTGATGTCGCTGCAGTAGAGCTTAATTCAGACGGCGAACTTTGCAAAACAATATTTCACAATGAAGCTAGCAAAGCAGAAGGATGGGACAGTAGGCCGGGGAAATTTCCTAATCTTGTCGGGGGACAATGGACAGAGAAATTTGATGGTGCTGACCGAACGGTTTGGGATTTTGGAACAATGTTTATCCACCAACCCGGTTCTACGGCTAGTATACTTAATACTAGTGGAGAAATAGATGCTCAAGGAGATGTAATGAGAAACTATCTGCAGCAACTAACTAAATTTAAAAATAATTTTTATGTAGTGACAAGTTGCTTCGGAAACGGTCAGGGAAAATGCAAAGGGATAAAATACTATTATGAAACAGACCCAGTCACAGGAAAAAGTAAAAGAAAAAAAGTACCTAGCGTTAAAGGGTTTTTAACTACAGCAAAAGCTTCTGCCGGGGCAGAAAATCTAAAGGATGGAGACGGGTACGAAATTAAATCAATAAATCCATGGGCTCCATTAAAAGAATGTGGACTAAGCAGTTTGGTGGATTTAGCTTCTACTCTTTTATTCATGTATAAGAAAGGAACGTGTAAAGAAACATTTTTAGAAGTTCCTGTTGTGTTTCTAATAGAAGCTTTATACAATAATACATTAAAAGAATTTTTTGAAGGTTATGGTCCCGGAGCGTATGAAAAACCTGCTAAAGCTTCCGATGATCTTAATATTCATCTTGGAGTAAGGACCGGAATGGACGAAGGTAATCCATTTGCTACTACCGATGTTAATTGCGCGGCTGGCGGAGAAATCAATAGTTACTCTGTATCAGGCCCTGCTGTAGTACTAACTAATCTTTATGGAAAAATAACCATCAGTGCTGATGCTGATGATCCATTTGGTATTATGTTCGGTGGGGTAGCAAAAGATCTAACAAAAAATCTCGTTACGGGAAATAATGTGCAAAACACTGATAAGATTTTAAATTTAATGTTAATTACTGACAATTTAATTTCACCCCATATAAAAGGCGTAGATATTAGTTCAACTAACACCCAGAAAGAAATAAAAATATGGTTTAGTACAGAAGCTACAGGTCAATTTGACATGTCTTATGGTAATTTTCCTAGTGATGGGCCTAGCCAATGGAAAAGAAGTTTAAATACTGGTTTAAGTATAACGGCAGCAGATGTAGGAATGAAAAACGAACAGTTTAATGAAGCTAAAGCTACTGCTGCAAATAGATTTGACGCTTACTCTTCTAGGAATAGGAGTATAATGTATGGAGAACTAAGGGTAAAAGTAGACTCAGCTACATATGTTGATTCTACATTAGGAGAATCAAGTTCATTAACAGCTTTACTGACAGAGAAAGAAAATGTTACAATACCTTCTTTTGAACAAGGGCTTGAAGGTATTAGTATCTCATCGACAGCAAAAGGCGAGTCTACTATTACTATAGATGTTGGGAATTCGGCGGTAAGAGAGGCTCAGAGGGCCTTAAGAGAGTCAATAGCAATGGGAGTAGGGCGAGGACATGCCATGAGAACTGCTTTGCCCACTTCAAGCTCCTTTGTGAAAAATGTCAAAATGAAAAATATCTTAGAGTGAGTTTATTTGAAGAACAGACCGGAAGCTTTAATTATAGCTTTAATGTAAGTACGCAAACAGGGAACAATGTTTCTTGGCAGCTTCACTTGGGTTATTCGGGAAGTCAGGAATCCGAATACTCAAACCCAAGTTTATTACAAAACATAAATAACGAAATAGGATCGAGTTATTCGATTGATCAGTCCAATGATTATTTGTATATAGGAAATCCTGAGTCTGGTATTGTAGACGTATTTAAAAATAATTTTTTTGTAAACGATGGAAATAATGTTTTTACAAAACAAAATAGATTAATAGGAGCTGACCATGAAGATATCAGCGGTTTCGGCGCTTTCACAAAGGGAACCGAAAAAGTTCTTTTTGTAAGCGCTCCTTATAGTAGTGATAGCGAAGGAGCAATTTTTTCATTTAACGTTAATTTAACTGGTCAAGGAGGGGCAACCGGACTTTATTCTTGGAATCAAAGACATGTTATTTCGGGTACGACTGGGCAAAGTGGTTACTTTGGTTCATGTATAGATATTATTCCAGATAGTTCTGAATATTTAGTATCTGTTTCCGCAACTGGTGAAGGTAGCGGAAGTGGATGCGTTTACTTGTACGATCAAGACGGAAGAAGATTTTTAAAAAAACTTGAACATACTGGACATAATGTAAGTGGGTTTGGCAAATCATTAAGTTTCTGCGAAGTTGAAGAGATAAGATACTTGGCTATAGGATACGACCAAGGAGGAACGGGTAAAGTTAATACATATAAAGAGTCCAACCCAAGAAAAAAAGATTTTGAATTTTTTAGCGGTCTAGAATCTAGCAATTCTCATTATGGAGATATGTTTGGTTATTTCATTGATAGTGCAGAAGATGCATTTCTAGTGGCCGCCCCAAAAGATAACCAGTCAGGAGCGGCTTATTATTATTCTTTTGACAATGATCAAGGAGACTTTCTTTTAAGGCAAAAGATAACGCCAAGTGGCCTTGCCTATGGAGACAATTTTGGTAAAAATGTATCTTTCGATAACGTTGACGCAATTATAACTTCTGATAAAAACTCAGGGCAGGGATATTTGTACTATAATGACAACGGAAATTGGAATGGAGTTTCTGAAGTTACTGGCGGAAATAATACTATAAGCGGTTCATTTGGAGGTAGCATATCTGGTTCATTCGCTACATCCTTATTAGGAGATGTAGCCGTGGTTGGTTCTAGTTCTGAGAGCTCGACATACTATTTTTCAACTGGAGATTTAATTGAGGAATTAATTACAGGCATGTCTTTTAGTGGTCATAAAGGAAGATTATATGATTCTGATGGACATTTTATTTATGGATATAAATCTCAAAAACAATTTGAAGTAAAAGGAACCGTGCAGTCAGGAGATTATAATATATACATAGGAGACCATTTATATAATGCATATATCCAAAAACCAAATATGGTTTTTAATTGGCTAAACTTTGATGAAACTGGAAACCTATTTTACTATGACGCTTCTATCTATACTACGATAGAATAAAGAAATTAGATATTAATCAGAAATAGTATGAAAAGGAATATGGTGTTGTCTTAAATGCCCTTCGCATTCGCCTTCAGTTTCATGATAAGCATGAACAAGAGTGAAATCTTCCCAGAGTTGATTCTCGCCATCTCTTTTTCTTACTACATGATCACATATAGCATGAGTTGTTACGCACATATTTAAATTAGCTTGCTTCCACCTTCTCCATCCTATATAAAGATCCTGAGTTCCTTTCCCTTCATACCCGTCAAAGTGGGCAAGGCTTAATGCTCTTTCGCTTAGCATTGTGCATCCAAGTCCGACCCAGTCAGTAGGAACTACCGCTCCTTTTCCAATTGCTGGATATGCATATTCCATCCATCCTCTTTTTCTCCATTTTTTTGCGTTAGCATCAAAAACATTTCCTTTTGGGGGTGAGCTTTTGATTTCTTCATGTATTTCTGAGCCTCTTTTAAGCCATTCTTCGCTAGGCTCAAAATCTTCTTTTTTAGCTTGTTTTTCTCTTTTACTCATTTCAGAAAGAAGTTTTTTAGGAATTTCTTTTTCTTCTTGAGTAAAGTCTTCTGCTATTTGATGTTGCAGGGTTCCTCTTCCCCCTAAGAACGGACCTCCTCCTTGGGAAGGGTAAGTGCACATTGCTACGTCATAATATCCATTATCGAATTTCAAGCAATCCATAGAAACAGAAAGTGCGTTTGGCGCAACCAAGACGTCGGATTCGACACTCCAAAAATGAGTCGCCCTCAACTTTCTCGCTTCAGTAAATGCGGTTGATTGTAAATTAGCGATAACAAATTGAGCGTCCTCTTTGTAGTTTTCAAGCTTGTCATCCTCTATGGGTAGTTGTATTAATTTAAAATCCCAGCCAGAGGGCAGTACGTCTTGAACATATTTTTTGCTTCCTTTTTCTATTTCTTCTGACTCGTCTCCTACAAATATAAATAGCCCATTAGGGATTTTAGATTGTACTATAGAGGCTGATATTCTTCTTCCAAAGTTCGGGAGTGCATATTTATACCTTTTGGTGGCGTAAGTACTTATCGTTAATAACATGCATGATAATATATCAAAATATATATTTTTTCAATACATTTTAGTTCCAAATTTAGAATCGAAACCGAACATCTTTCCGGTGGTAGTCCAGTTAGGGCCTGTAATATCATCTGCTCCCGCTGCAGTTTTTGCATATATTGTATCGGCTTCGAGAGCGTGTTTGTGATTTGAACCAAGGATTGTACTAAAAACCGCTTCTTTTTCAGAACTAGCAAAAGCTCCAACTGGAAGAACATCTTGACCTGAAGAGGATGGAAGGTGAGAAGCGCATCCAATACCAAGTATATCAGTGTTAGGCTTGATTTCCCCAATAACAACCGTATTAAAAGCTCCAAAAGAAGGACTCATTTTTCGATTGACGTTTGAGCTGTTATTAGCACGCATCACAGTTGTTAATTCTGAGCCGCCTGCGATAGAAATTGGGAATGAATTGTTATTGTTTTCACCTAAAGTGAATGGCGTAGAATATGTAATTTGATCTTCAGTAGAGCTATGGATGCTAGGACCAATAGGCTTATATGTAGTTACTTTACTGCCTTGAGTTGAAAAAGACCTATTAAAAGAAGAAACACCAGCCACTAAAGAGCTATTACTTCTATCATAGTAAGAATATTTAAGTTGGCTGAGCTGAGGGTTAACTTTATTAATAAATGTAACAGATTTATTTTCTCCGTTATCTAATATACCTCCTGCGGTAAAATAATCCAAATTAAAAAGGTTCTGTATTTCTCCGAATCGATTGTAACCATCTACATTATAAACAGTATTAAAAAAAGCAGTACGCTCGTTATTAGAGGTTGTTTTTATAAAATTTGATTTGCTATTCGATGGAACGATATCTCCAAAGTCATTTGTTATAATAAGCTCGTCTTTGTTTCCGCCCGCAGTTATTTGAAAACTTTCTGGGCCAGATGTATCGTATGCATTACTGTTGGTGGAAGTTCGTATAGACTGTTCTGAATAATAAATGTCACCTCTATTTTTTGTGAATCGAGTCGCTCCATCTATTAAAGAAGAGCCCCAATTTAAATTTTGTTGATCTTGAGAAATTTTGACCAACGTTGAGCTTAAAGCGGAGCTTTCTAGATCAGAGTCTGTATAGCTCAAGGTAATCCTATCAAAGTCTGTAGAATAACTAATTAGGGTTCCTTCGTCGTTAGTACTTAAAAATCTAGCGATAAAGTAACTTGATTGTTGCACTGGGGTTACAGCATGAAATCCATGATTAGTGCAATCACCAGTTCCATAATTGCCGCCCGCAAAGGAGATTTTAAATGATGTTGGTTCTAGTTTATTATAGTAAGATCCATCAGTACCTATCTTTTGGTTTTGTAAATAACTAACATGACCATAGTCATTCTTGATCGAAGTTAACGCGAAATCATTCAAGTCTAACGCTAAATTAATTGGTGAAGGAATTGGGGGGATCCACCTTCCCGCATTTTCAGCATTACCATATTCATAAGGTGAGTAATCTCTTGGTCTAGTAAAATAACTAGTTTTGTATGGATATGCGGCCCGTTCATTAATATAACTTCTGTTGCTGCTAGCCGTCTCTATAGATCCAAAAGAATCATAACTTTCTAGAGAAGATGAACGCTCAAATGATGTTGCACTAAAAGAACTTATATTATTAGAATTTTTTGTTTGGCTTTTTGTAACGGCATTAAGATAATTAACATTATTTAATGATTTTGTTTCGTTTACTTTTAAATTGATTTTCTCTCTATTTAGAAAAGTAGACAAAAAAGTTATTGAGTTTTCTGATGCAGAATAATATTCACCTGAGCCTATTGAGGCTGTAGATAGAAAATCTCTACCCAACAAGGTATACGAATGAGCGCTAGTTGAATCAAGAATGGTAGTAGATCTTGACTCAGAGTCGCTTATGCCTGAATTAAATATTGTCTTAACAGTAGAGGCTGTTTTAACATATGATACTTTTCCAGATGTATAAATTATATCATCATAAGAAGCCACAAGCTCACTTTTTTGTTCTTGTTGGCCACCGCCAAGGTTACCCCATTGAGAGTCATTCTCTAAGTAATAGCTATAAGAGTCGTCACCATTATATCCCGTTGATGTGTATAATGAGTTAGCTGGAGTTGTAACCATACTAACATTCCTGTGAGTCGTGTCAACAATTTTTATTGATTTAGCTACTTTAATATGGCTAGCGATATTATTATAAGAATACGCGCTATTAGGCTTCGTGAAGTCTAAATGCATTAATAAAACGCCCGGAGCCCCAATAAATTCAGTTCCTATTTTTTCTTGTGATTGAGCTGTTACAATAGATGTAGTAAGTGTTTGTGTATTGAGGGTTGATGTGGTGTTAAACATTGTAGTGTTTGTACCTACAGATGTTGATGAGACTAGGGAATCTGAGCTTATAGATGAAAATGTATCTTCATAAGTATACGATAACGTATTTTTAACGAATGCAGTTCCTCCTGCGCTCGTGCTAACAATTCCAGAATAAGCAGAACCATTACTTATTACTGGGCCTCTTGTGTCAAAGTAACCAACTCCAGTATTTTCATACTCAGTATTATTATCAGGGTCTACAACATCAAAGACACGCTGGGAGTTAGTGTAGAATAAGTTTTCTGTCGTTCCGTTAGTAATTAAACGACTATCTGTTTCTGACGTTAACATGCCGCTTCCAGACCAGCCAGTTCCAGAAACAACAACAAATTTAGGGTAATCAGTTCTTGTGCTATGGGTGAAAGTCTTTGTATATCCGGGGTGGGTTTTGGAAGAAGAGCTAGAACTCTCGTAACTTCCTAAAAAATGAAAAGCGGCTGTTGAGCTTGTATGATTACCCCTTTCCCTAACTGAAGAAGAGAAAACATTACTGTAGCTACTAGACATCAGGCTATCAAAAGTGCTACTCCCAAACACTTCCTGATCTGAGTCTGAATATATTAAAAAACCAGACGTGCGATATTTAGAGCGTGATGATGTGTATTTAGTTTTCTGAGACCAACTGTTATTGATACTAAATGCAGTATCTTGTATATTATTAAAAGTCTGCACGGGTCAATATATTTAATAACTATCAATTCTCCATTGATACCATCTTTTTGGAAAATAAGGATTAGACGGATCATCTTCAGAAAAAACATGCTCGGGGCATATTGATATATTATTACATAAGATTGAGGTCAGGGACTTATCTATCCATACTCCAGCAAGAATTTTTAAATTATCTTGAGCCCCTCCTTCGTTTGCTCTAATCGATGTTGAAGAAGCTGAGCTAGAAACCTCAAAACTTACAGAAGTTATGTTTTTACCATCGGTATCTATATCAAGATATATATATTTATTTTCATTACTACCTGTTGGAATTTGGGCTACAGAATCAAAATTAGAAGGTAATAATCCGTTAACTGTTCCCGGAGAGCATGCTATTTGGTAGTTCGTTCCAGTAATATAAGAATTAAATTGAAAACTGCAATGAGAGGATGACTCTCCCCCCCCTTCTCCACAAAATATATCAATTTCATCCCACGATCTTTCAGTCGCATAATCAGAATGGGCGAAGTTTTCATCTCTTGAATTATAAAGCGTTCCTTCTGGCTCGTCGCAGTCACTCTTATCTTGACGAAGGGTTTGTTCTATAGGATTTGAGCAGGCAAACACCGCGTGAAATGTTCGACATCCAGTCTCAGATTCAGAATCTAAATCGTAACCTTTTTCTCGATCAACAAGCTTACCTCTAAAATAGACCTTTTTAAACTCTACAGGGGCTCCACGAATAGGAACGGGGTTATCATAGACTCCGCCATATTTTTCAAAATAAAAAGGTGAGCAAGTATTTGGGCTTGGGGAAGAATATGGGGCTCCATAATTATAATTTTTCGTATCCGTTTTGGGATTTGGAGCATAAATTTGAGATGTATCTAAATTACATAACGACCTGAGGGATCCTGAATTCGGGTAACTTGGTTCATCTAGAGGAGAAATATTTATTAGAAATCTATTACATCCGTCGTAAACCGCATCTCGACCGTTATCTGTTTTTGATAGAGAGTTATCTCCTTTAAATAAAGGAGATCCCCGTATGGCTAGATAGGGAAAAAGATTGCACTCGCCTTTTTCCCTATAGTTACTCCCCTCTTGATAAAACGGAGAAGGAAAATTTGAATAATCTATTCCATAAATTGCCATAAACCTTGTACCTTATAATAATAAGATACACTGAATTTGTCAATTAATTCTGCTTAATTAACTTTATGAGAATCCTAGCTTCCTTGATTGGGATGTCATCAAATGTTTTCCAGCTTGAAATGTCTTTGTTTTTATATATATCTTTGGCCCAGAATTTTCTAAGCTCTGAAATTAAATCATCAAAATTTCCGTCAAATGAAGTGTCAAGCATTGACTGTGGGGATAAATTGGGTTTTGGGCTAGAAGTTTTGTTTGCTTGTTTTTTGTTGTTTGATTTTCCAATTTCGTCTGCTCCAACAATATGAATATTAAGAAAGTTCCTGACAGCCCTAACAAAAGATCTGTTGCAAGCCATGGTTTCAAGAAAGTTTTGACCAAAATCATGGGTATTGTCTAATGTTGCGTTTGCCATATCTTGAAACGAGACTGACTCACATCCTGTCTCATAGTTCCCTATGAAAGATATTGTACAAATAACAGCTACGTGATCTAACTCGCACTTTACTACTTCGTAAGAAATATCAGAAAACCCTCTTAATCTAGCTAGCTCTTTAATGCCAGCAAGCTTTATTAAAAGTTTATTGTCAGGAATGCCCTCTATAGAAGAAGGAGGGCTCCCGTTAAAAGCTTGAGAATTAGGGAAAAGGTGTTCGTCATTAACCATTTTTCTCCAATTGATAGAGCCATCTTCATTAAATATGTATTGGATATTTTCTAAAAGACCCTGATCGTCTCTTTTAAAAGATTCTGGACCAAAACTATTGTCTATTTTTGTTTCGCTTTTCTTTGGGGACATAATTATACTAAGTTATAAAGTTTAAAGTGGTGAAGGTCTTCCCAAAAATCTTTGTTATCAATGATGAGCTGATTGCTGTGCTTGTTAATTTTTTTATCATAAGATGATTTTGATGAAAATTCTCCATCTTTACTAAAGATGGTTTTTGAGCTTTTATACCTAGTAGTATCGCATATTTTTTCTATATTGTCAAGATCTTTTTTTGTAGTTTTAAAATCCTCTTCTACTTTATAATCAAAAAAGCGAAGTCTAGTTAAAGAGATATCAGCTGTGTCTTTTGCTATAAGAGTCATTGCAATACCGTTGTCTTTTAGGTTTTTTATATAATTAAAGTCGCTCAACTCATCAACTTTAAAATAAAACATTTGAATAGAGGGTTTTAAATGCATGATAATATCAGTCTTAACTTCTTTATCCGAAATGATAGATATTTTCCTTTTACTTGCAAAACTAGGAAGCACGGACTCGTTGAATTCAAAATCCATTCTTATATTAATCAAGGATCTTGGGAAAAAACTTTCATCTGGAATAAAATCTGGAACCACTTCTACTAATTTTTGATGGTAAGACTGCCCGATATTAATTATATCAAATTTTCCTAAATCATTATCTAGCCCAAGAATGCTTAATGTTTTATTAGCTACTTCTTCTGCGCTAATATTATTTATTGTTTTAGGGCTCTCTTCTCCAGCAAAGGATGGTGATTCTCCATCTTTATATCCTTTAATGAAAATTTGGTCGGGAGACGGCTTAGACCAAGAAGGGCTAGCGTATTCAGGGCTGGTATTAGAGAAAAAAGCAATAAAAGGGATGTTATACAAAGAGCATAATTGTGAAATTAAATTTTCTGGCCCAATATGAAGCATTGATTTTTTAATAATATAAGACCAATGATTTTCATTGGTTGCTCCTTTAAGGTTTGTAACCTTAGAAAAAACTTTTTTATTACTTCCTATCTCGACTATTTTTATATTGTTTTTTTCAATGATGGGAAAAATTAAGTCAATATATTCTTGGAAGTGATCCCATTGCTTACTGCTGTGGCCTTCCGTGCAGAAGGTGATGTACTTTTCAGCAACTATAGGAAAAAAAGAATCATCGATAAAAGGTTTGTCGATTTTAAGACCAGTAGATAAAGATAGAGACTCAATGAAGTTCATAGCAATTTTTGGAGCTAATATTTTTAAGTGTTGAATTGTTTAGGTTAATATAGTAGTCCACGTAGCCATTAGAATCTCCTCTGCCTATCATATTAAATTCATTCTCCATGTTCTTATGATAAGGTAAAGTTTTTTTAATGTACGGATTGCCATTTAGAATATGTTGAAATTGAGAGTGGCATGCAAAATACAAATCTGTATTTGGGTAATTGTCTTTAAACGATTTTAACAAGCAAGTTGAAGAGAATACTAAATTGGAATCACCTGCGCAAACCATCAATGCTTTTTTATTTTCATTATCTTCGAAAAGGTTTTCAAACTTTATTTTTACGTTTTCGTTATTTTCTTTTTCGGCTACTGAATGGAAATATTCCAAGACCGACTTCCTGTCCATATCTTTACTTAGTCTATTGATCCAATGCTTGAATCCTTCATCGTTTTGGTTAATATCTGTTTTAAGTATGTTTTTATAAAGATCTATTATCCATAAGCCGTTATCTTTTATTTCAGGGGGCTTGTAATTAGGGTCTCTTTTTTCGAAAGAGAAATCAAAATCCCAAGAAACTTCAGGCATCCCATCCAGTATGTTCTCGAGTTTTTTTCCAATAGCATTCGAGCTGTAATTATCTATAACATACTGCCTTGATTTTTGTCCTTTTACTTTTCTTTTTTCAGGGCTCATTTTGTACACCTTCTTGATATTTTTAGATATGCTAGAGGCGTAAGTACTAGCTTTAATAAATTGAGTTCCGGGCTCCCTGTACTCGGACCACTCTAATGGTATACCGCCGCTCTCTGGGCTGCAACTGTCTAAGCCGCAACTGTATTCAGTGACAAGAGTTATCAACTCAGTTAACTTAGCTTCTTGTATCGGTATTTCTTGCCCTCCTGAAGTGAAGGGGTGGCAATAAACATCCATTAAGTTGTAAACTTCATTAAGCTGAGCTTCGTTAACTCCGTGAGATGTATTTGTCGTATTTAGTTTTTTTGAACCGCAAGCTCTACATTCTTGTTCTTGGCCTGTAAAAGGTCTTATTTCATATGATCCGCATGACTGGCAGAAGTAAGTTGTGAGAACTAAGCTTCTGTCAATATTTTTTTCCTTAAGAAGTCTTGGTATGTCCCATCCCTCTGCCCAGCTAGTGTGCAAAAGAAGTTTAGCTTTAGAGTTTGGTTCTTGCTTTAAGAACATTTTAAACCCTTCTAGTATGTTTGGGACGCTTTTCCTAAGTTGATTTCTGAATACAAAGCCAATGATATAATCATCGGGATGAATTTGATTTGATATTCTTAAATTTAACCTTTCTTCATTTGACATTCTATAAAAAGAAGAGGTTTCTACCGATCCGTGTAGAGTTTTTACATGATCATGCCCCATTTCTTTTAGGGCTTTTTCTGCAAAAGAAGACCAGACATAATAATTTTTAATTTTTGGCGCTTGAGAGACTGCATCAGGTATAATGGGTAAACTATCTAGGGTTGACCAGATCATACAATTTATCTTATTCCACCAACTTTTTTTCATGTATTCATTAAAAGCCCAAAAATCTTCGCAGCCTATGTATATATCGGGTTTTTCTTCCTCTATGACTTTATCTATCATGCTTGAGCCATATCCAGCCGCCCTGCCTAATTTTGGGTCATTATTTAATTCCTGAAGAAGAGCTTGATCATCTGGTAAAGAACCAATAGTTTTCCATGGCATCTTTTTAAGTTCTGGATTACTCCACTGAAACCCATTTGCAAACTCTACTATATCATACTTTCCTGTTTTAAAGAGATGTATTAATATATTTTTAGCATTTTTTCCGAACCCAGTAAACGCTCTAGAATGATTACTATGAAAAAGTATTTTTTTTCGGGGCATTTTACTTTTCTTCTTGAGACTTTTTGAAGTCTAGTATTTGTTTATCAAATCTATGAGAAAATAAAGTTTTAAGATAAAATCTTAAAAATTCTATGACGGTTTCTGTTTCACCGGGTTCTAGGCCGATGACGAAATTTTGGTTACCGTTCCTGACAAAAGAAATACTAAAAGCTGGAACTTCCACCCATTGATCCTCCCATTCTCCGTCTTTATTTTTCATGGATTTTTTAGCTTTTTTATCCCAAGGCATGAATTTGATATTTGTCCTATCGCTTTCGTATGAATGATACGTGGTGTAAGTGCATCTATTTCTCATTGCATGTATGATATGGCCAGCTTCATATTCAGAGAATTTGACTGTAATATTTTTATCTGGGTTATCAATATTACCCTTAAAGGAACCCTGTTTCTTATTGGAATCCCAATTTGATTGCAATATAGACTTAATAAAAAGAGTAGGCTCGTATTTTTTAGACGACATTCCTACTTGAAAAGAAAATCCAGATCCTGAATTTTTAGCGTTAGGTTTATAGATTGAAATACTCATTGTCGGATTATAATATATTTATAGGACTTTTTCAATGTAAAGTGTATATATTATAACAAGGAAACGGAATATGGGAATAAAGTTTAAACAAATAGATAATCTGCAACCGACTTTCGATCAACTGTCTGGAGATCTGCAGGGCCAAGTAACGAATTTAAATAATGACGTAACTGGACTATCTAGCGGTAATTTTAATTTTAGCGGATGGAAATACTTTAATGGAAATGTTGATTTCTCTGGGGCTCAAGGCATATTGGTAGACCCAAGTAATATATATACTCCTAATACTGTATTTGCTGATTCAATAAAAATAGGATACCCTATATCAACGCCAAGGAACTCCACTCAAGGGCCTAATGGCGCATTACAAGTTAGCGGAGGTCAAATTAATCTAGAAGACCAAGTTAATGTAAAAAATAATAGCAATTTAATTGTAGAAAATGGAACGATTTCTGGGGGGACTGGAGATTTTAATGTAGTTACCGGGAGTATAGGAAGCTTTTCTACATCTCTAACTATTTCTGGAGTTCCAGTTTCAACTGGAGGATCTGCTGGATCTATTAATGCAACTAGCGGCGTTGCAAATATTGGAAATACACTAATCACTAGTGGCACTGGAAATTTTGATTCTATAGATTTTGACTCAACTATTTCAACCCCAGCTCATCAAGAAGGAAGGTTGTTTTATGATTCAATCAATAAAGCATTAGCCGTATACAACGACGAGGTTGGTATAACTCTACAAATAGGCCAAGAGCAATATATAAGGGTAAGAAATAATATAGGATCAACTATAAATAACGGCCAAACCGTTAGGATTAATGGTTCCCATGGAGATCAAGCGCCAACAGTTGTTCTTGCTTCCGCTGATTCTGAAGAAAATTCACAATCTATAGGTCTTGCGACTCATAATATAAGTAATAATTCTTTTGGTTACGTCACGACTCATGGGTCTGTTGGAGATTTGAATACATTGAATTTTTCTGCCGGAGATGAAGTTTTTCTCGCGATAGAATCTGGAGCGTTAACTGGGGTTAAACCTGTATCTCCAAACTATCAAATGCCTATTGGTCATGTGATAAGAAGCCATGGATCACAGGGAATTGTTTTGGTTGAGCCCGGAAACTCAAAATTGGGCGGAGGCGATGTCAAGAACATAGGTGCTGTAAGCGTAAGTGGAGTAACTTTTTATTCAGAATCTGCCGATGACGCAGGTATACTAGGATCATCTAATGATTTTGTGTATAATAGCGGAGATAAAAGATTAGGTATAGGGACCTCAAGTCCACAAGGCATATTAGATATATCAACTACATCAAGTGCTCCAATCATGCCCCGAATGACAGATTCTCAAATGAATGCAATTTCTGGACCTGTTAATGGCATGATTGTTTACAATAGCACATCAGGAGGATTTTTCGGATACTGCGGGGGGCAATGGATTATTTTTGCGACTGGAGACTCCGCTGGAGGCGGTGGAGGCGGCGGTGGCAGTTACTTTGCTCTTGCCTGCGACGATCTGGCTGACTATGTATGCGGTGATGGGGGCTCGTACGACGGTTATCAAGTTTACTACGACGGCTCTAATTATGGAACCTTATCGGCAGGGAACGTTTACGTAGGGAGCTATAGTAATGATGGGGGCGGAATTTGTACTATTGATATCTATAGCGATGCTTGCCCGGGAGATGGAGGGGTGACCTATGAAACGATTTACGACGTCTCTTATGTATCAGGAATAAATTCCTAGTTATCTGAATGGTGTTTAGCGCCTTTTCTTTTCTTCGAGTAGTCTTTAAAATAATCTTTTTTATAAGGATCTACTCCCCCGTTTTGAGAGGCTCTTTTTTCGCTCATTTCTTTACCCCTGTCCCATAAATCTCCAACCGTTCCATTACCCTTAGTTCTATCAACAAAGCCTTGGTGATCGTAAGGGTTGGCGTCAAGATCGATAGCTGCATTGGGAGAAGTAAATACTCTCTTCCATTCTAGCCCGGCATCATCAAAATATTGATGTTTATCATTCATGCCTTGGAATACTTCTATATATTCTTCGGTTTTTGGGTTTTGATATAAATAAATTGGCATTACTTTTTTTCTATTTTTTTATCCATTAATATTTCTATAGTTTGCATATTAGTCATTAAGCAGTCGGCAAACCAACAGACAGAAGAAGATACGAACGGTAGTAGTATATAAATATTGTTCCACTCAAAGTAATATAAAAAAACTGAATGTAAAACTCCAGACCAAAAACCTAAGCAAAGAGAGCAAGAAAACAAACCTTTAAATAAAGAGGCTTTTATTAAAAAAGAACGAATTAAATTTAAGATCGAACCATACTTTAGTATAAAAGTCAAGCCAACGCAGGAAAGCAGTACTAAAACTGCTGTCACTTTTCTTCTTCGATTTGATCTATAGCTTTATTAATTAACTTAGCTTGGTCTTCTCTAATGGTTATTTTGCCACCAAAGTCATCTTCAATTTCGATCATGCCTTCTTTATTTTTACGAAGCATGGGGCATTTTTTACTACCGCAGCAAAGAATAGCTTTGCCGTTTTCGAATTTAATTTCGTCTTTCATATTTTTATATTATATATTAATTAGTTGTTTTCAATATTTTTGATTATCTTATCTAGTACACTAGAGTAGGAGAAATCTTTTTGTAATTTTAAACCTTCTGTATTTTCTTGTTTACACAATGTCTCTGCATATTCCATTTTTGATTCTACATCACTCCTGTCAAAAGTATATATATTTCCTTGATTAAACATCGCGCCTTCTTGGAAGAAATGTCCGTCATAAGCTGGGGTTTTGCCAGACGGTTCAACGAGTATACAGTTTTTGTCATTAGCCCAGTCTTTATGTGAAGTAGCATTCAGTACGATGCTCCACTTTCCTAAGGCTGTTGCGTTAAAGGACGGCAGGTTCCATCCTTCTGCCCCGCTTAATCCAGTTAAGTCTATATCTATAGCATTAAGTAATTCATTAACTTCAGAATTAGTTTTTAAAAAAGGAAGGAAGTTTATGTTTCCGTATTTCTTTCCTTCTAGGGCTTTACCTATAAAGCTGTTAAGCTGTTCTGGCTTAAGAAAGGGATTATTGATACAACAAGACAATTGGTAATTGTAGTTGTTGCCGTATTTATCAGCCCAGATTCTAATAATTTGGGCGGTGTGTTTTCTTTTTTCCCATTTACCCATGAGACCAAAGTGAACCTTGTCTTTTAGGTAATCTTTTCCAGTCTGGTTTAAGTCTTGGTCAAATCCTACTCCTATGTGAGATATATTTTCACATCCAACTGATTTGAAAAGTTTCGAGGAGTAAGAACTACTGAACATTATACTATCGTGGATGCTTGATATATTTTTTTCTGATTCCGTGACACTATCTAATTCATGAAATGTTATTAAATGATGTTTTCTTGTAATCCTATTTTCGCTTCCATTAATGTGCCACAATTGAAGTGTCGGTAGATCTTTATTTAATAATTTAAATCTATTATCGATTGATGTTTGCAGCCATTCCTTGAAATCTTTTCCTAGCTTATCGAATACGCTAATATCAGGTTTACCTATAGGGAAATGAGCGATATTCATATCGCGTTTATGCATCTCCCTTAATAGGTTTACTGATACGTTACCAAAAGAAACGTTATTTATAGGACATTTAAAAATTAAAGAATTCATTAAAATGGAACTTCTTCGAGTTGCTCATCAGAAACTTCATCAACTTCTACTGGAGCGGGTTCTTGATTTGAAGGTTTGGTTTCTTTATTTTTTGGCTGTCCTTCTTCTTGGGGCCTTTGTACAAATTCTATATCAGATGCAAGAATGTAAATTTCTTTCCTGTTGGATCCATCTTTAGCTTTCCAAGAATTCTCTCTAAGAGATCCTGATACATTAACTAGAGACCCCTTACTGCAAAATTTAGAACAACTCTTAGCTCTTGCGTCCCAAGCTTTTGCTTTTATAAAAATAGTATCTTCTTTCTTATATCCGTTTACAGCAATCGTAAAATCGCAAACGGTTTTTCCCCCATCAAACTCTTTACATTCTGGATCTTTTACTAGTCTTCCCGACAAAACAACATTATTCATGATAATTCTTTCTTTAACAATTTATTCTTTAAGTCCTCGACAACTGTGTCGTGGATATTTATGCACCCTTGGATGCTTAGTTTTACTTTCGGCCCAATGAGCCTCCATGGTAAAAGTTTTAATTTCTCTCCGTCTTTATATCTCATTTTAAATATTCTTGATACTCTACTATCAGGATGCTTATCTATTATGAAATAAATCTCATTAAGGAGATTTAGGTCTATACCCTCTATGGAATCCTGTTTATCTAAAAAGTCTATCTCTTCCGGGGTTTTGTTAACACAGTTTTTTCTTTTCGCTTTATTGTATGAGTTCAAACATAACCATTTGGTCTCATTTCCAAGGAAGGTTGAAAATTTAGTGCCTTTGTCAGACTTGTATTTAAGAGCAGCAGAGTATATATAAAAATTTCTATCATCAAAAAGATCGTCCCTCGAGCATATATCAGAATCAACAGGAACGTATCTATTTACTATATCATAAAATATACCACTATGCCTGTTAACTAATTCAAGCAAGCATTTTTCAGCCTCAAACTCGCGCTGAATATTGAAAACTAACTGATCATCTCTTAAGTTCATTTAATCTTGCTTTTATATATTTTATTCATAGTCTTAGTAACAAATCTATTAGCTTGCTCAATGTCATTGTCTCCGAAAGTAGGCCACATTATTCTATAGTCGGCGCCTTTTTTAAGAATAGGATTATTTTCTTTCTCTTCTTGATTTGCCGGGCCAATACCCTTTCTCGTAATGTGGACTAACACTCCGTTGTGATTGTCTTGTATCCATTCCATCTCGTTTGGATACCTTACGTCGGTAACAATAGGTATTAATCCCATGTGTTGATGTACTCCTAGCGTTTTCTCTAGTCTATTGATCCACCAAGTTTTATCCATCTTTCTGATTACATCGGTACCGTAAGTTACAAGAAGTGGTCTAATTACCTCTTTTTCTTTGGAGTCTTTTGTGAAAGCGCTTATACCTATTTTATTTCTACATAAATCGTCCAAGTCTTTCTTTAGTTCATCCGCAAACGCAGCTCTAGCGGCGCCTACCTTTTTTTTAGATAAAAACTTTTTAGCAAAATCACAAAAAGTATCTTTACCGCTTCTAGCGTTACCACAAATCCCTATTATAAAATTAGTTTTCATGTATTTCCCCCATTATTTTTTCAGTAAGGAAAGCCGACGCTTCGTCATCTTTTCCATCTATTGACTTTTTACAGTCAACACATACTATAACTTTTGTGAATTTTAAATCTTCCTTAAATAACTCGACTGCTTGCGAAGTAACCGCCCGACAAGCTTCCTTAGGTGATGACGCCACCGTTACCCCTTCCCAGTCTCCGCATTGAACAAAATAGAACCTATTACCTTTATTAGCTTTTTTAACCATGACTAAGATCATATCACCTACCAATCGAAAAGTCAACTAAAATTTTTAATAAAAAAAGGTTTGCTATTACTAACGTAATAATAATATTAATATATACTATTTCATATATATATAATAATATGATCATATTATAACTATATGTTAACATAAAGCAAGCATAAAATAAGGAAACCCGAAAAAAAATTTTGACATATCTGGTTTTTTGTGATATGATTCATCATGGATAAAGGAAAAGTCTCGATTATAACCTCAATGTTTAATAGCGAGGATTACATAAAGGAGTTTATGGACAACGTCATCCATCAAACTGCCTTCAAGGATTGCGAGCTGATACTAGTAGACGCCAATAAAACTAGAGAAGATAGGTTTATCGATAAGGAGCTCTCAAATCATAGTAATATTAAATATTTTCACATCGAAGACTTCGGCTTACATGAAGATCCGGGAGTTTATGGATGTTGGAACTTAGCCATAAAAAACTCTAGCGGAGAGTTTATAACAAACATGAATTTAGATGATAGTAGATGCGAAACAGCTATATCAGAGCAGAGATCCTCACTCATGTCATCCCCGGAGATAGATCTGGTTTATTACAGGACTTTAGAGACAAAAATAAAAGGAGAGACCTTTAAAAATAACACTACGGATAAAGAGTTTCCATGCTTAGACCATTGTTTAAATTCATTAAGGATTATAAACTCACCTCATTGTCAGCCAATGTGGAGAAGATCAATACATGACAGGTTTGGAATGTTTAATGATTCATTAATGTCTGCAGGTGATTACGAAATGTGGCTTCGCTCTGTAGATGGAGGTGCTAAAATGAAAAAAATTGACAAAGTTTTAGGTTTGTATTTCAGAAACCCTGACGGGGTATCGACAAGCTCAAAAACCCTACAGAAAGCCCTATTCGAGGTCAACCAAGTAAAGAATCAATATAGCAGATCTTATATATGAAAAAAATAATTTCATTCTCCCTATGGGGTAGTAATCCAAAATACTGTGTTGGAGCAGTCAAGAACTCAGAGCTAAGAGAAAAGTATTACCCCGATTGGACCTGCAGGTTTTATGTCCATAAAGATGTTCCAAGTAAATACATTGAATCTCTTCAGTCCGCCGATAGTACTGAAGTAATTATTGAAGAACGTGCGCCTAACTGGACTGGAATGTTTTGGAGATTTGAGTCTATTTCGGAAGAGGATGTCTCTGTAATGATTTCTAGAGACTGCGATAGTCGCTTAAACCAAAGAGAATCTGACGCTGTTTCTGAATTCATGAATAGTGAAAAACTTTTTCATATTATGCGTGATCACCCACATCATGGATTTAACGTTCTTGGCGGGATGTTTGGCGTAAAGAAAGGTATACTAGATAATATGAAAGATTTATGCTCTCGATTTTCTCAAACCGATAACTATGGTACTGACTATAAATTTTTTGACGCTATAATTGGTCAAGTTCCTCTTGAACATATAATGGTTCACGATCCATTTTTTACTGGTATCGAATTCCCGAATCCAAGAGAAGAGAATCAATTTGTCGGTCAAGTTTTTGATGAGAATGATGTCTGTGATCAATCTCATCTTGATGCATTAAACTCCCACTCAAATTCCAATGATTAATATTCTTTATTGCATACTTAAGATTAAAAAATTAATTGCAAATGAACTCAAACAATAAGACTGTTATACTATCTAGTAATAGTCATAAAGACTATATTTCATATTTACCTTTTGTTCAAAAAGCTTGGAACCTTATTGGATGGAATACCCTTACCTTCTACCTTGGCGACATGGAGATAGAAAGTTCTGATAAAAATAGAATTATTAAAATAAATAGCATAGAAGGCTACAGGGACGAAACTGTAGTTCAGGTTTCTAGATTATTTGGTGCAAAATATCTAGATGGGATGATTATGACTTCCGATGTTGATATGATGCCATTATCTGATTATTGGCATCCAGAACAAGACCGATGGACTGCTTATGGAGCAGACTTGACTGGTTATAGACATTTCCCCATTTGCTACATTTGCGCAAATAAAAAACTATGGAATGAAGTAATCACCGAAAATTCAATTGAAGAAATTTTATTGAAAGAAAAAAACAGTAAATCAAATGACTTTAACGAATGGTGGTATACTGATCAAGAAATCATAACAAAAAGATTAGTCAGTCAAAATGTCAAGATTATTGATCGTGGCACAAATTTGGGTCTGGCTAAAGGTAGGATAGATCGGGCCTCTTGGGAAACTACAAAACTTCAAGAACATCAAAAGATAGATGCCCATCTACCTCGGCCATTTAATAAATCAGAGGTTGAATTTTTATTCAATAAATACTTTTCTTAACTTAAAATGATACAGAGATTTGGCACTAATTTATCTTGCGGCTTAGGTGATACTCTATTATTGAATGTAGTATGTAAAAACCTTGATTACAAAGCCACAATGCAATTAAGGCCTGCTCAAAAACGCTTCGCTATTCTTTTTGATAAGATTGCCGATATAGAAATAACCGAAAATGTAAATGCATTACCTGACATTGGGTACGGACATTATACAATAACTAAATTAAGAAATTTTTTTAAAAACCCTGAGGTTTTAGATTTAAGACCTGCCGTCTTGCACATTGATCTTGATTCAGAAAATTGGGCTAAATCTGTGTTATCCCAATATTCAAAACCTTCTATAATATATCAACCAAATTGCTCTTCTCATTTTCAATACTTGAGAGGCGTACCTAGTAGTCTTAATAATTTTTTAAAAGATTCCATAAAGAAAGATTTTAATTTGATCGATATGAGCTCTGAAGAGTTTTCAGGGCTAGACCTAAGTAAATACATTTCCCTACTTAGGCATTGCGGCAGGTATATTGGTTGTAATACTGGAGACATGCATTTGGCTATCTCTGTTGGTTGCGTTTGCGAAATATATGAACCCAATTCTTGCCCTCAGTTTGAAAGCGAAAAATGGAAATATAACCACCCATCTATAATCTACAAAAAATTCTAATAATGAAAATGGATTTCTCAATTAAACCTGATGATTATTTTGACCACCCTTACAATTCTACTTCAACAAATGAAAGATGTATTGAAGTTCCAATAGGAATAAGGTTCCTTAATCTATTCCGGGAAGATAACTTAATAGAGGTTGGGGCGGTATTACCCCATTATGTTAAATCTAATCATGACTGTATAGATCCAGTTGACCCTATCGCATCTAAAAAAGAATATGCTGAAAATATAAATTATACAGATTCGTCTGTCCTATCTATATCCACTATTGAGCACATCGGCCACGGAGATTATGGGCTTCCAAAAAAAGAGAACCAAGCTCAAGAAGTATTGTTAAAAATATACAAACAATCGAGTAAATGCCTAATATCTTGGCCGGTTGGATACAACAGAGATTTAGATTCTTACGTCAAAAAAAATAGCCTGTTTAAATACGTATTCCACAAGCGCACAAAACAGAATGAATGGGTATTGTCAACCAGTCAATCCGTTTTTGACACTGAGTACGGAACTCCTTTTCATGCTGGAAATGCGATTATATGGGTTTATAAAAATCTATGAAACTAAACCTTGGTTGCGCCAAAGACATACAAAAAGGATGGATTAATGTAGATTTACATTATAAACATCCAGATGTAATTAATGAAGACATAGCTTCTTTGTCTTTTGTTTCTAAAAATTCTGTAGACGAGATTATAGCAAAAGACATTTTAGAACACCTTCCATTCTCCAAAGGTTTAGAATGTTTGGAGATTTGGTATCAATGGCTAAAACCTAAAGGAAAGCTTTTTCTTCAGACGACAAACTGGGATAAATTTAAAGACTCTTGCCCTAACGGCGGCTGGGATTTAAAGACCTTAAACTACATGCTTTTTGCTGGGCCCAGCTGGATAAATCAAGAATCCAACGATTGCGATTGGCATAAAAGCATTTATTCTGCTACCTTCCTAAAAGAATTTACTTCTAAAATTGGTTATGAAATGGTCAGTTTAAAAGAAGATGAGGTAACTGATGGTGGGAATTTAAACTTAAAGATGTTATTATCGAAATCATGATTAATTTGAATGTTGATGAAGGTTATGCGTTTGATTATTTATCCATATTAGAAGTCAAATTTAAAAACACAAACAGCCCCGAAACTTCTAAGTCTTTTGAGTCTTGCAAAAGCTTCTTGAAATCGCAAATAAGCTCAGATCTCTTTGATTTAATTTATGAATCAAAAGAGTATCATAAATGTAAGGCGGCTAATCAATTAACGTTTGATGCCGTTGAGAAGGCTAGGTATGGTAATATTCCCGCAAAAGAAGTTGACGATTGTAATATGAAAAGGTATAACGCAAAAATAAATCTTCAAAAGAAATTTTTCAAAAATGAAATCTCAGAACACAAAACATAATCTTCTTCATTTAAATTTATTTTCCCATCTTCATAATGGTTATAATATTTTTTTTTGTAAAACTGATTTTTTAAGTTCTGTCCTCTCTCAAATTGAAAAAATCAAAAACAATATCATATTAATTACTGGTAATAGTGATTATGAAATTAATGATAACACGATAAGGCAAGCGCCAAAAAACATAAAATATTGGTTTGCTCAAAACGCTAATTCTGATAATATATTCGGAATACCAATGGGTTTAGAAAACTCTTCTACTTGTAAGATCAAAGGACACGGCAATGTCTGGTCACATGCCCTACCCAAGCATGACGCTATATTTCATGCCAAGGGCAAAAATACCTCTAAGGATATTTATTGCAATTTTTCCTTAAGCACAAACCCTCAAGCGAGAAGAGAAGCCCTCCATTACTGTAGTCTCAATAACTCTACAACTATTGATATATGTCAAGATCACAATCAAATCAATCATAAAAAATATTCTGACTATATTGATGGTATACTAGATCACAAAATGATTGTTTGCCCAGAAGGCAATGGTATTGATTGTCATAGAGTATGGGAAACCTTGCTCCTCGGTAGGGTTCCTATAGTTAAAAAATCTAAAGCTATGAATCATTTCTCAGATTTACCGATTCTCTTTGTGGATAAATGGAGCGAAATTAAAGATCTTGATCTAATAAAAAAGAAGTACGAACTAGCTAAAAACAATAATATTGAAAAATTAAACTTTAAATACTGGAGCGATTTAATAATATCTTATAAGTCTAAATTATGAAAAAAATCATTATCACCGGAGTTACTGGTCAAGATGGAAGCCTCATGGCTGATTATCTTTTAGCTAATACTAATCACAAAATTTATGGTGCCGTAAGAAGGTTAAGCGTAAAGAACCATGAAAATATTTTACACCTAGAAGACGATCCCAGATTTGAGTTGATCAACATGGATCTTAATGACGCCCATAGTATGCGCGATGTAATCTTAGATATCCAGCCTGACTATTTTATTAATTTTGCAGCTCAATCTTTTGTAGCTGGCAGTTGGGATTACCCAATTCAAACTTGGGATACGGATGCAGATGCAATCCTTCATATCCTAGAATCTATTCGTCGCTTTTCTCCTCATTGCAGATTTTATAATGCTGGATCTTCAGAAGAGTTTGGGGATGTAATTAAAACGCCCCAAGATGAAAACCATCCCCTTAGGCCTCAATCTCCTTACGGAGCAGCAAAATGCGCAGCTCGCCATATTGTTAGAGTCTATAGAGAGTCATACAAGCTATACGCTGTTCAAGGATGGCTGTTTAACCACGAAGGCACAAGAAGGGGTTTAGATTTTGTAACCAGAAAGATTACCAATGCGGTTGCTAAAATAAAACATGCAATAGAAAAAGGTGAAGATATTCCGGCTCTTCAACTTGGGAATATAGACGCAAAGAGAGATTGGACTGACGCTGAAGACTTTATGGAAGGCGTATGGATGATGTTAAACCAAGACCACCCAAAATCTTATGTTCTTGCTAGTGGAGAAATGCATAGCGTAAGGGAGTTCCTTGATAAATCTCTTGAGTTCGCTGGTATAGATTTTATATCTAAAGGATCCGAAAGCGAAGAGAAGTATTTCACAAAAGATGGAAGGTTAATTTTTGAAGTTAACCCTAAGTTTTATCGCCCAGCAGAAGTTCACAAACTTTGTGGAGATTGCTCTTTGGCCGAAAAGGAAATGGGATGGGTTCGAAAAACTGGATTCGAGGGTCTTGTTAAAAAAATGTATGAAAATGATTATGACCTTCTTTCTAAATGACTGATCAGAAAGTTTTTATTGCGGGCCATCGAGGGATGGTAGGATCCGCTATATGTAAAAAACTAAAGGGTTTAGGTTATGACAATATCATAACGAGAACTAGATCACAGCTAGATTTAACTGACAGCTCAAGAGTTTCTAAATTTTTTAAAAATAACTCTCCAGATATAGTAGTTCTCTGCGCTGCTAAAGTAGGTGGAATTTTAGCTAATAACACTTATCGTGCAGACTTTATATATGAAAACTTAATGATATGCTCTAATATCATTAAAGCTTCTCACGAATCAAGTGTCAAAAAGTTAATAAATTTAGGCTCCTCATGTATTTACCCTAAAGATTCTAAGATACCAATTAAAGAAGAATATCTTTTAACCGGCGAGCTTGAGTATACTAACGAACCTTATGCTATTGCAAAGATTGCAGCGCTTAAAATGTGTGAAAGTTTTTACAAACAATATGAAGATAACTTTTATTCAATTATGCCCTGCAATCTTTATGGGCCGAGAGATAATTTTGATCTACAAACTTCCCATGTTCTCCCTGCATTAATTAATAAAATTTATTGCGCTAAAGAAAAAGGAGCCTCAAAAGTTGAAGTTTGGGGAAGCGGAAGACCTCTTAGAGAATTTCTTTTTGTTGAAGATCTTGCTGATGCAATTATTCACTGTCTTGAAAATATTGATGCTAAAGATATATATAACTTAAACATATCTCATCTTAACTGTGGCTCAAATGATGAAGTTTCCATTCGAGAACTTGCCTATATTATAAAATCTGTTATTGAATACAGCGGAGACCTTTCTTTTGATACATCCAAACCGGACGGAACTTTTAGAAAAAAAATGGACAACTCTAGAATGTCCAATATTGGATTTGACCCAAAGGCTTCATTAAAACTTGGAATTCAAAAAACTTATGATTGGTTTATAAAAAATCAAAAAGACCAGTGTTAACTAGTGTATCTTAATATATGCCTAAAAAAAAATGTTTAGTTACGGGTGGGGCTGGATTTATCGGCGCCCATCTTGTCGAAAGATTAATTAAAGCCGGCCATGATGTCGTAGTTGTTGATGACGAATCATCAACAGCCAATAAGAACTTCACATGGAGAAGCGATTGCGAAAATCATAAAGTTGATATTTGTAATTTCGACGAACTAGAACCCTTATTTAAAGGTGTTGATTTGGTTTTTCATTTAGCCGCTAGGTCAAGAATTCAAATTTGCGTACAAGACCCTGCTGATGCAGTTAAAAATAACTCTCTTGGCACGTGTAATGTTCTTCAAGCTGCTCGACTTAATAATTGCAAGCGTTTTATGTTTGCAGGGACTTCTTCTTGCTATGGATTAAAAAATCCAATCCCCTTAAGGGAAGATATGCCAAACGATTGCCTTAATCCCTATTCAGTTAGTAAATCTAATTGTGAAGAGCTCTGCAAGATGTACACCAAGCTTTTTGGTCTCGAAACCGTGTTGTTTAGATTTTTTAACGTCTATGGAGAGCGTCAGCCTATTGCTGGAGATTACGCACCAGTAGTTGGATTGTTTTTTAGACAAAAAGAAAGTGGTGAAGACATGACTGTTGTTGGAGATGGTCTTCAAACTCGTGATTACACCCATGTTACTGATATCGTAGAAGCTATGTTTTTGGCTGGAGAATCTGAAAACAAAGAGATCGCTGGAGAACTCTTTAATCTTGGTACGGGAACTAATCATTCGGTCATGGACATTGTCAAAATGACTAAAGGTGGTTATGTTCATATTTCAGAACGTCCGGGCGAATCTAGGGAAACTCTTGCTGACAATACTAAGGCAAAGTCTCTACTTAAATGGCACCCCAAGGTAAAATTCGAAGACTGGATCGAAGCTAATAGGCCTCAATGAAAATTGGAGTAATTGGGAACGGATTCGTTGGCTCTGCTGTAGCTAACGGGTTTTCAAAATATGATGTTAAGATTTTTGACAAAAACCCAGAGGCTTCAAAAAACTCTTTGGAAGATGTATTAGAACAAGATTTCGTTTTTGTTTGTGTCCCCACTCCCATGAAAGACATCATGGGAGATGATTGCAACCTTTCAATTATTGAATCTTGCTTTAAAGAAATCGAACAAATTGGATCAAATGCTATTTTTATAATAAAATCTACCGTTCCCGTAGGAACAACTTCTAGACTTCAAAAATCCCACCCACCTATAAACATAGTTCATTCCCCAGAATTTCTCACTGCTAAATTTGCTAAAGAGGACTTCTTGAATGCGGATAGGCATATTGTTGGATATGCAAAAAAGAAAAGCACTGGGGAAAAAGCTGCAAAATTATTCAAGTCGGCCTTTCCCAATATCCCGTGTTTAATGATGAAAAGCGATGAGTCTGAATCTGTTAAATATATTGCGAATTGCTTCTTCGCCACAAAAGTTAGTTTTTTCAACGAGATATTTTTATTAATTGAAAAGCTTGGGCTAGACTGGAACTCTATCATTAATGGCGTTATGGGAGATAGAAGAATTGGTGATTCTCATTTTCAAGTTCCCGGTCATGATGGAGACAAAGGGTTCGGCGGCACTTGTTTCCCTAAAGACATTAATGCACTTATCAAGACATTTGAAAAAAACAATATTGATCCAAAAATGTTAAAATCTGCATGGTCAGTCAACCTTGACGTAAGAAAAGATTTTGACTGGGGTCGATCCGAGTCTGCTGTTAAAAAAGATAATTGTTAATAACAAAGTAAGATTATTCTTGCTTTGCAGGCTTTTTTATGTTATTTTAAAAGCTCAGGTAAAAAATAAAATTTAATAAAATTATATCCCAATTGTGTAAAATATATTCATGAACATCAAGGTCAAAAAAAGAAATGGTCGCCTAGAAGACTTCCAAGTAGATAAAATAAATGCTAGCGCACAAAGAGCGTGTGAAGAAATTAAAGACGTATCAGCTAGTGAAATAGTTCTAGACGCCCAACTTCAGCTTTTTGATAAAATTACAACCTCAGAAATTGACACCGCTTTAGTCATGTCAGCTAGAGAGAAAATAGAGAAAGAACCTAACTACTCTTACGCAGCTGCGAAACTCTTACTTAACTGTCTCTATAAAGAAGTTTTTAAAGAAGGTGTTGACTCAGATACTTTTGATCTCCAATATAGGAAATCATTTATCCAGAACATTAAAAAACTTTGCAAGTCAGATATTCTAAATTCAAAACTGGCAGAATTTGATCTTGGTAGATTATCTGAAGCTATATCTATAGAAAGAGATTCTAAATTTAAATACTTAGGAATACAAACTCTATATGACAGATACTTTATAAGGCAAGACGGTAAGATAATGGAGTCACCTCAAGCTTTCTGGATGAGAGTAGCTATGGGTCTATCCTTAAATGAGGAAGATATGAATGGTAAAGCTATAGAATTTTATAATTTATTTAGCCAGTTACTTTATACTCCATCTACCCCAACTTTATTCAACAGCGGAACTACTCACTCCCAGTTAAGCTCTTGCTATTTAAACACTTTTGATGACTCGATAGATGGTATTTTTGATGGTGCTTGGCAAGAGGCTAGAAAATCAAAGTTTGCTGGTGGTTTAGGTCTTGATGTCACTCCTTTTAGGTCTACAGGTTCTCACATTAAGGGCACCAATGGAACTTCAAGTGGGCTAGTACCTTGGCTAAAGATATATAATGACCTTTTGATCGCTGTAAACCAAGGAGGTAAAAGGCCCGGTGCGGGATGCGCATACTTAGAAACTTGGCATCTTGACTTTGAAGACTTCCTTAATTTAAGGAGGAACACTGGTGATGACAGACTTCGTTGTCATGATATGAACACTGCTTCTTGGGTTTGCGATGAGTTCATGAGAAGGGTTCAGTCTGAAGATGACTGGTATTTTTTCGATCCAAGAGATGCTGACCTCCACGATTGCTTTGGTGCAGAATTTGACCAAAGGTATAATGCGCTTATTGATCTTGCAGAAAATGGGCATATAGATAACTGGAGGAAAATTCCAGCAAAAGATCTTTGGAAAAAAATGCTAAAGGTGCTTTTTGAGACTTCTCATCCTTGGAATACATTCAAAGATCCTTGTAATATTAGATATACAAATCAACATGAAGGCACTGTTCATAGCAGCAATTTATGTACAGAAATAACTCTTCATACAAAAGCTTCCTCCTACAAAGATGGTGCAAAAACAGAAATAGGAGAAACTGCGGTTTGTAATCTTGGTTCAGTCAATCTTTATAACCATTTAAATGAAGACAGACAGGGTATAGATTATAAAAAGCTTGAGTCTACTATTCACACAGCAGTAAGAATACTCGACAATGTCATTGATTTAAATTTTTATCCCACTCTTGAGGCTAGTAAATCAAACTTACGACACAGGCCAGTTGGCTTAGGAATGATGGCCCTTCATGATGTCTTGCATAGTTTAAATATTAATATAGATAGCGATGAAGCTGTTAAATTTAACGATAATCTTTTTGAGTTCTACTCTATGCACGCTATATACGCAAGCTCTATCCTCGCTCAAGAGCGCGGATCATACGAAAGCTATAAAGGATCTCTTTGGAGTAGCGGAGTTTTTCCAATTGATTCGTACAATAACTTAATGGTATATAAAGGTAAGCAAAAAGCTCCAAAATCTTCCGTGACAGGAAAGCCTTTGGCAGGAAAAGGCCAAACTCTTGAAGACTGGGCTAAAGTTAGAATGCATGTTAATGAGTTTGGAATGAGAAACTCTAATGTTATGGCTATTGCGCCAACCGCTACTATTGGCTACATAAACGGAGTCGAGCAAAGCATCGAGCCTAATTTTTCTGTTTTATTTGTTTACGAAAATAAATCCGGAAACTCTTATATAACTAACGAACACTTTGTTAATGATATGAAAAAGCTAGGATTATGGAGCTATGATGTAGCTGAGCTAGTAAAGAGCGTAGATGGAGACTTATCCTTACTTAATGGAGATATACCAGAAAAAATTAAAGATAAATATAAAACAGCTTTTGATAGAGATATGTTTAAGTTAATAGAATGTAATTCTGTCAGGCAAAAATGGATCGACCAAGCAATAAGTTTTAACTTATATAACAAATCTACATCCTTGAAATATCTTAATGACGTTTATATGGCTTGCTGGGAAGCTGGTTTAAAAACAACCTACTATCTAAGAAATAGAGCTGCCACAAAAGTAGAAAAATCTACCACACTAAATACTTCAGAAGAACCATCTGCATGTAGTATAGAAGCCATGAAAAACGGCGATACATGCGAAAGCTGCCAGTAATTATACTTTAAAGTTAAAAAATAGTTCTCTTTATCTACATTATACATGTATATAACATGTATATGATCAAGTTTTTTTCATGAAAGACAATAAAGAGAAAATAGAGTTTTGGCTTCACGCAAATCAAAAGAAAGCCTTAAAGGTTATTTCTGACGAAACTGGTTATACCGTATCCGAATTGATGCGAAGAGGTGTTGAGTACATAATAAAAGACTTGATGCCAGATTTTTTACCAAACCATCAGGGACAAGTCCCTTTTAAAAAAGAAAGACCAAAAAATGGCGAATGACCTCACTATATATCGAGGAGACTCTGTTTCTTTTGACGTAAAACTAGAACTAGAAAATGCTCCTATAGAAGTAGATGACTATTTAGTTTTCTTTACTATTAAAAAAAGAAAGACCGACTCTGATGAAAAAGCTGTAGCTAGAAAAAACAGCGATACGCCCCCAAGCGCAAACTCAGGAGGTATAACCACAATCGACTCAAGCCTAGGGAAAGTAAGAGTGGCTCTTTTGCACGAAGATACGAAAGATCTTCTAGAAGGAAGTCACTATTATGGCATTAATTGCGTAAACAGGTCGGACGATTCCTTGGTTTACACATTATTAGAAGGAAGGTTTATCGTTCAGCTAGACATAGGAATTAGAATTTCAGGGGATCCTACATAATGCCAAATTTAAGCACAAGTACAAGCTCAATATCATCATCATCATCTAGCATTCCCTCTATACCAAATGATGTTTTAGGTGATGGAAGTGCAGAATTTATTAAAAAAGGTTTTTATTACAGAGATAGTAGTTTCTTAATAGAAGAAAACCTTTCGTTTATAGTTACAGAAGCCTCTCAAAAATTTATACTTGATTTTGATGGTAGAAGAACTATAGATGGAGAATCTGAAATAACAGATAAAGAAAATATAAGATAAAATGTCTAACTTAAGACCAGATCAATTATCAGGAGTTTCTTCTTTATCAAGTGATGATATTATTATCGCGGAAATAAACCCTAATGATCCCGAAAGAAAAGTAGTAAAAATTACTAGTAGTGATTTGCTTTCAGGAGTAACTCCGACTGCTGCTACAATTGCATCAAATATAGGAGAAGGAGTAGATCTAGTTAGCGGTATAGAAGATAATGACATCAAAATAAAAAGCATAAACGCTGGAGAGAATGTCACTATAATTTCTGGAGATGAAAGCATTACTATCAGCGCTTCTGGGGGAGGCGGAATTTCAGTTCCCACTTCTCCTTTTTCTTTTTTCTCGAATGCTTTAAATAATATTGGAGTTATTGAAAAAACTTATTACCAGACTACCCCTCCAGAAACTTATCTTTCTGGAATAGATGTCGATTCTGCTTCTGATATGACTTTGTATTTAAGGTGGGATGGCCCTAATGATTCGTACATGGGATCAGGATTCATAGATGGCCAACAAATCGATACAGGTAATATCATAGAGCTAGGCAGTTACACCAGAAGGTTCGAAGGGTATATTTCTGGTCTTGATTTAGCCGGAAAAACAGAAATCACTGGGTCGGCTAATGGTTTTACTGGGGTAATATCTTTATCTGAAGCTGGCGCTGGACCAACCCCTCTTCACATTTTAATTGATAATATTTCAAACGCGACTCCTAAGCCTCTTGAAAATTTAGGAGATAGCTCTCTAAAAGGTGGTGATACTATCAATGTTTTTGCTACGTTTGATACGCCTGACGTAACAGGTATTAAAGTTTACAATTCTGGGATATCTGATGGAATAGATTACTCTTTTTACTCCTTGAGTGATACCGGAGACGGCAATCATACTGCAACCATACCTGTTGAAATCGAAAGCAACGGAACTGGACCGCATGGAGTTGCTATCGTTGCAAATAATAATTTTGGCACTGCTGGTGAAAATTCAGTTTCTCTAAATACTATAACTCTAGACCAAACATATCCATCTATTTCTGCTTCTTCTCCGACTTCTTATAACGGAAGGTCAGATGGACTAAGGGAAGGAGAGTCCACTACCTTTATTAATAATATCTCGAATTGGTCATCCGGTAATGGAGATACAGTATTATATGAATCCTTAAGTAATGATATAGTGATTTCTAATAGTGGAGTTCTTGAAGATCCTAAGTCCGTTAGCTATAACGATGGAATATTTAACGATTCAGACAATTTGACTATCTCCGCTTCTCGATTTAGCAACGGAGCTACCGACGAAAGGGATGTTTCTATCAAAATTGCAAATGGGCCAATTATCGAAGCAGCTTTAATAAATAGCACTGCAACCTCAACAGTATCTCCAAATATTCTCGGATTGTCAGAAATAAAAGGAGGCGACACAATTAAGTGCTATGTATATATTGATGGAAACGGCGTTAATTTAAATCAAATAGAATTATCTATTAGTAATAATGGCATTTCAGATGGAAGTCAAACTGCTTTTTCATATTATAGCCTCAATCAATTGATGAGTTCTGGTCCGTATATTGGAAAATATGAATATGAAGTTGCCGTTAGCGTTACTAATTCAACCTCTAGAGATGGGGAAAATACTATCACGGTCACTGCTAGAAATAACTTTCTTACTGAAAGCGATCCTGTTGTATCTACGACGAGTAAACCAGTTAATAATAGCGTCTTTCCAGTACTTAACGCCTCTTCTGTTTCTTATCCCGGCAGTCAAGGAGCTTTAAAAAATACTGAAACTGCAACTGTTTTAAATTCTGCGTCAAACTATGATTCGATAGAGTACAGCAGCCCAAATAGTCAGCTCACTATAGCAAATTCATCTACTTTTGAAGCTTCGAAAAATTGTGATAGGTTGGCTGGTTCTTATAATATTAACACGAATAACTTCACTGTTACAGCGACAAAAAACTCAAATGGCATGGTTAGATCTGCAAGCATAGTAGTAAAAATCGCTCATGACCCATTAACTTTTTCTGTTAACAATCTAGTATCCGTACTTTCTAGTTCTCCTGCTGGAGTTAGTGATAATTTTAATTTAGTTTCTTCCCAACAGATGCTAGAAATTCCATCCTTAGAAACTAATCCATCCCAAACAGTTCCTTCTGATTTAGCTACTACGGCATCAGGCACTAATACTAGTTCCAATAATTATAGAATCACAGTTAATGATGTGGATACAAAAGGAACCTTCGCTTGGGTTGTTAGTGGTCAAAATTTAGCGGGCACAGAAACCAATACTGTTTCTTCTAATCCTAATTATGTTTTAGCAGGTTTTTCCTCGAGGACTGTGGCTTCTAATCCATCTACAGCATTAGGGAGAGGCCTTTTTCCCGTAGGTACTACTATATCAGATCCTAACGATGTTACTTTTGAAAATATTGCAGAAGGAGGTTCTGGGCCAAATGGTGGAACTATTTATAATTATAAATCTTTTGCTGGTGGCACTCAATTAGTAGACACTATGGATTTTGATAATGAATTTGCAGTCTGCGATTCTGTTGGGGCTGTCTCTACTACTGGAGATTATTGTTACAATTTAGACAAAACAATACGAGACGCTAATACATCAACTGCTGTTCCAGCTACAGCAAATATAAAGGAAGATTAAAATGGGAGCTTTTGAAGATTATGTAAACGCTAATTTGGGCATTAGGCGCCCAATGATTACAGACGTTGGCCATCCAAGTGGAAGCTCTAAAGCTGCTGGTATTATCGGGTCAACTTATAGAGATTCTCTTGATAATCAATTGTATGAAAAAACTGGAGAAGAAAACTCCACCGATTGGCTACCCATCGGAGAGTTAGGTCACTCAAGATTTAGCGGAGAAAGTGGTATCTACCTAACGATGACTGGTCATAGCGGCTTTCTTGAAAACGAAGCTACTATTGGAACTGGTGATTTAACGACTTTTATTGTAACTGATAGCGGGAAAGTAGGCGTTAACATCGCTGAACCGTTGTATACTTTTCATGTTAATGGCTCTTCTTGTCTTAGTGGAGCGCATGTAGTACTTAATTATGATAGCCTACCCAAATCAAACCCTAACTCAAAGGGTCGCGTTTGGATCAATAATGGCGCACTAATGATTAGCTCAGGATAGGCTTACGCTTCTTTTAATGTGCGTCCTATACCATGATGACCGTAAGCCATGTCTCTTCTAATAAAAAAAAGCGCAAAGCTATTAGTTAAAAAACTAGCTTTGCTCATTCACAGAAGGGCACCTGCACCTCCGACTTGACTTCATAGTATTACATCTTTAAAAAGCGGCTTATTTAAGTTAGTATACATTAACTTTATTTTCGTGTAATCTATAATGAAGAGTCCTGTACATTGGTTCAAGTCGAAATTAGACAATCTTCATGGTTACCTAGATAGAGAATTAAACTATTTAGACTCTCAATTATATTACACTGAACAAAAAAAAATCACAAATTTAAACATGGAATACTCTGCATATAAATTCGATAGTGAAATTATGAGCTTAAGTTCTATGCCCGAGCAAGCGTTAGAAGAGATTATAAGAATAAGTAAAAAAATAACAGATCATACTTGGGGCGTAATACTTGAGTCAGAAAAAGTACAAAATATTAACGTCTATATTGCCCAAATGAATAAGGTACAATTAAATGCCAGACAGGCTAACTTTTTAGTTGTTACTGATTCTGAAGATATATTATTAAAATTGCACAATACTTTTAACTGGATGAATAAGGTATTTTATATTTGCCCCAATACATATAATGGAAATATAGATGAAAAATATAGACCTAGTATTAATTTTCATTGCTTAAAACATTTAGACAAGCATATATCAACTCCGGGATCTACATATATGAATATGTTAAAAGCTATAGGGGGCAAACAAGTTACCGTCCCTAATCCAAATAGAGTTTTTTGTTTTAACGCTAAAAGATTAGTTCCTGAATCATGAAGAGAATATCTTATATATGCGTTTCTCGCAACGATAATTATAACGGAGATTCTGTTGGTCGTTGTGTCAATACCGTTAATCATGCTTGCGAAATTATTGCAAAGAATAATGTTGAAGATCAATCTGAAGTTATTTTAGTTGATTGGTGCTCCAAAAAAGAGCTCCTAAAAGACGCTATCAAGAACAGGCTTGCTCCCCAAACAAAAGGAGTATTAAAGATTGTCACCGTGCCTCCTGAGATAGCCAATAAGCATCAAGGAGATTCTCCTTTTTCTGAAGTTCATGCGATGAACGTTGGCTTTAGGAAGATGAGCGGAAAACATTTTGCCAGAATCGATCAAGACACTTTGGTCGGACAAAGATTTATGGATTGGTTTTACCATGAGTTTGAGGTTAAGGATTATGGTTGGCCTTGGCCTAGGGCATCTTTTTGTAGTAGAAGAAATTTAAATGAATCCCAATCACACCATTCTGTCTTCAGAGACCATGTTTACGACCAAGAGCTTTCTAAAAAAGTCGAGATATGCCATGAACACAATCATTATAGCAGGTTAATGCCAAACAAAAAGATTTTTCCTTTTTATGGCGGGGCTGTTGGAGTAATGATGGTAGAGAGAGAATGCTATCTTGAGCATAACGGATTTAACGAGCAACTCGTTTACATGAATAGCATGGACACCGAGTTTCTTAATCGCATTGCAGCAAAAGAAGAGATCTACAATTTATGCTTAGCCGTAGACGCTGATTTTTATCATCAGTTTCACGGAAGAGATGATGGAGCCTCTAACGATACTACTCAGCCACACGCCCAAGAAGAGGGAGAAAGAAAAACTAATTCTCTTGACGTAAGGAACAAACTCTTAGATAATCCAAACCCAGATAATTGGGGCTTACTTGATGAAGATCTAGAAATAACCGAATTATGAGTAATGTTATATATGTTATTAATGATTTGCCCAAGGACACCAACTTCGCAAATCCGGGCTACAAAGATTTAGCTTGGGTTCCACATTGCCTAGGATCGCTAGAAAAGTATGCTGACAAAATTGGGGTTGATTTAAAAATTATATCAATGAACGACTTTCCTGCTTATCAGGAAATACATGAGTATAACTTTTCCCACTATCAAAAGAGCACGTTTGTAAAAATCTTGTTTCTTCATGAATTCATGAAGTCTGATTACGATAAGTTTGCGCTACTCGATCTTGATATGGTTGTAAGCAAAACTGCTCCTAATATTTTTGAAGCTCACGAGGATGAGGACTTCATGATGCAGTATGGCTTTAACGAAGCTGTTGTAAAGAAAAACGAAATTTTCCTAAAGGATTACTTAAAAGCTATACCTAAAGATGAAGATGTGTACTGGTTTAACGAAAAGACTCAGCGAAACATCCCTAAATATAATCTTAATTTAGGTTGCTATATCATGAGCAGGAAAGTTGTTTCTGATATGGTGAAAGTTTTACCAGATCAACATACGATAGTAGATTTTTTAAAAGAGCATGAGCTAATTGACAATCCAGTACTAGAAATTCTTGGAGAGCGCAAAGATTTTATAGATCAAGACATGTATGGATACGCTTATGCAAAAACCAATGTAACTGATTATCACAAACCCCTTCAGTGGATATGGAATGCAAATTATCAAGGTTGCTTTCAAAAGGGGGATCAGAATAAAGAGTTTTATTTGTGCCATTTATGCGGAGAAGATGGAAAGCAGTTCCTCTTGGACAATCTTGATAATCCTGAAGTTATGGATAAAATATATGTATAGTCGCGACCATAAGTTTATATATGTTCACATCCCTAAATCCGCAGGAACATTCATAAAGCATTTTTTATTGTCAAATATAGAAGAAAGTTATGAAGAAAACCAAAACCAACAAGATTACGATGATAAATATAGGACTACTTGCGAACGGGCTTTAAGTGCTGTCGTGCCAGAAGTTCCTGATTATAAAGATTATTTTAAGTTTACGATAGTTCGCAATCCTTTTGATAGGGTTGTCTCTATGTTTTCTTATTTGGGTGGCTGGAAGTTTGATTATTTTATTGAGAATAATATTGATTCCCCAATGATGCCATACATTAAAGAGTTCAGGAAATATTATCTCGCAAATGATTTTGACGGCTTTATCGATTATGCCTATAAAGAAGGTAATATTAAAAAGTTTCATGCAGGCTATTATGAAAACAACCTTGACCGAGTATCGCTTTATGGAAAAGTAGCGATAGATAAGTTCTATAAAATGGAAGATGTCAAATCTTGCACGTCAGATCTTTCTGAAAAATTTAGCTTTAGAAACAAATCAGGATTCAATGATTGGCGACAAAATAGCAGCTCCGAATATAAGAAGAAAAAAAGTTATAAAGATTATTATTCAGAATACTCTAAAGATTTTATAGAGAATCATTTTTCTGCTGATCTTAATTATTTTGGTTATGGATTCTAAATTTGTTATATTTGGTCAAGAAAGGGCGGGCACGACTAGTCTTATATCTGCCCTTAATAAAAACGACAGGATCGTTCACGAGCCTCTGTCGAGCCTTACAGGTGACTTAGACCACAACCCTCGTTATGCAGATATAATCGCAAAGCATAATATGGATCCAGCTCTTCTTCCAAAATCAAAAAACATTCCTTATTTTAATAGATTTAACAATATATCTGAGGATAAAGATAAGCTTTTTTCTTTTTTGGATTCTCTTTTTGAAACATTCAACGGGGTTAAGCATGTATGGTGTACCGTCTCGGAGCTAGGTAATGAAAATTTTTTATACTACTGCGGAACACATGGTATAAAAATTATATATCAGTATAGAGAAAGCGCTTTTTACCCCGCTATCTCTTGGCAGCTCGCCAACCAAGTTCAAGTTTGGCAGCTAGGAGAGAACAAGGAGCATAAATCAAAAGTTGACTCTTTTGAATATCAAGACCTTGAAGAGCCCCCGATTCAACGCCGGGTGAGATGGTATAAAAAATACCTACCTTATTACCACAACCTTCTACCCAAAGATAGCTTCGTTTCTAAATATGAAGATCTTTACGGGCCGGAAACCCACGAAGAGAGGCTTACTCAATTCAATAAGATCGTGGATTACCTAGGAATTGAGGTTGACCCTAATAATGTGTCTAATTTTTTAGGTACGGACAGAAGGGTTTTTGGCAATAAAGCTTACGACAAGATATCAAATTACGAAGAGATGTTCAGTAAGTACGGAGAAGAGAAGGTTGACCTGTGAATAACTATTATTACTTTACTCGTGATACTGGATGGGGTGATACTCTCTGGCACTTGACTCACGCTCTTTTGTATTGCGAAGAAAATAAAAAAGATATGCTTATTGATTTTCGTGGAGCATGGATGAGCAAGGGAGATAAAAACTTATTTAATGAATATTTCTCAAGTATCGATACTGATATAAATATCATTACCGACGAAACAGAAATTGATGCTAACATAAAAACAGCAGAAAAACATACCGCTAAAGCACTTAAGATTAGAGATGCCTCAAAATCTAACGAAGACTTGAAAGAGTTTTACAGAAACTTCAAGAGGATTACCCCCAGTGAATCTATCTCTGTACCTATGGAGGCTTTTGCTTATTCTCATTTTTCCGGAAATTATATCGTAGGCATTCATGCTCGATGCTCAAACGGAGAAGTGCTCCCCCCAAAAAAGGGCAACTCAAATAGATTCCACGGAGAGAGGAGTCCAATTGAAACTATCTTTGATATTTTTAAAGAGCGAGTTGATAATATTCTTTTTGATTCTCCACGCGCTTTTCTCAAAGCTTGTGACGACTATAAGTTTTTTATTGCTTCTGACTCTCTCCAATTTGTGGAGTTATTTCAAAACACGTATCCTCAGTCTATAGTTGCCGACAGGTATTTTGCTCCACCGGGTTGTGGTACTGGTCACGAAAAAGGCGAAAAGTCCACCCCAGATATTATTAAAAAAGAAGAGGGTTATGGTAGGACTAAGATCGCCAAAGAAGCCTTAATTGACTTCTATCTCTTACAGGAGACCAACTTTCTATTCAAAAACTTTAGCAGGTTTAATGAATTTTGCTTATACAAGGGTATACCAAATTTTCATATTAATTTCCAAGAGAAATGCTATTAAAGATGGTTAGTCATAAGCATAAGTTTATTTTTGTTCATATACCTAAAACCGCAGGCACATCTATAGAGCGATTTTTTGGGCATAATGCTTTTCATAAAAAATTCAGAACTGGCATTCCCAATAAAGAAATCATGATCGGTCTTGATTCCGAATCTGGTAAATATTTTCAACATTTAACTCTTTCTGAAATTCGTAATTTATTAGGGGATAATACTGCTTCTTATTTCTCTTTCGGGTTCGTTAGGAATCCTTGGTCAAAGATAGTATCTTCCTATTCTTTTTATAAAGATCGTGGGTTTGATTGTTTTAAAGATTTTTTATTATCTTCAAAAATTCCAGATCAAAGCCATTTGATTCCTCAATATGATTTTTTATTTGACGGAGGTCAACAGTTAGTTGACTTTATTGGCAGGTTCGAGAATCTAGATAGTGATTTTGAACTTGTTTGTAAAAAAATTGGCATCCCTTATGAAAAGCTTCCTTGTAATAATAAAACCGATCATAAACACTATACTGAATATTATGATGACGAAACCCGTGAAATTGTTTCGGAAAAATACGCGAAGGATATTGAGTATTTTGGGTATGAATTTGGAAGGTAACAAATGATAAGCCATAAAAAAAAATTTATTTTTACTGCGGTTCCGAAAACAGGAACTTCTTCCATAGAGCGCTCGCTTCAAAAATATTCTTTGCGCCATCCAGCTACAGAGAAACATTTTACATTTCTTGAATATCAAAAAAAATACAAAAACACAAAAGATTATTTCTCTTTTGCTTTTGTACGAAATCCTTTTGACAGGTTAGTTTCTCAATTTCATTTTACCGGATGCGGTTGGTTTAAATTTTGGGCTAAACAGTTTCCGCATTTTTCGGATTTTGATTGTACTTTTGCAAATTTTGTTCGCCATATAGTAGCTAATGATCTTTCTTTTTCTTGCCATAGATATCAATCTAAGCTATGGAATAGAAATCGAAATAATGGAGGTGGCCCAGATTCTGATTTCTCCATGCATAACTATGTGAGAGATATAAATTTCATCGGAAAATTCGAAAACCTTCAAGAAGATTTTAATATCGCATGTGAAAAAATTGGAATTCCGCAACAACAACTTCCACACAAAAACGAAACTAATCATAAACATTACACCGAATACTATGATGACGAAACTAGGCAAATCGTTGCGGAAAAATACGCAAAAGACATCGAGTTTTTCGGTTATAAATTTGAACTATAATACATGAAAACAACAAAAAGATTTCCATTAAAAAAAATAAAGAAAAACGCAGTATGCGCTGAAGTAGGGGTCTGGAAAGGAGACTTTTCTCTAGAGATACTAGAGCAGAACCCTTCAGAGTTGCACCTTATTGACCCTTGGGTTCATCAGGAGCATGGATGGGTTAAGTGGGCTAAAGGTCAAAAAGTCATTAACGCCTACGAAACGGTTCAATCAAAATTTAAAACTCATAAAAACGTATTTATTCATAAAAAAAATTCCACGGATATGTTTTTTGAAAAAGGATATTTTGATTGGGTATATATTGATGCGGATCATAGCTATGATTCTGTTGTAGAGGATCTGAAACACTGGTACCCTCAGGTTAAGAAAGGGGGTTTTTTATGTGGAGATGATTACGGGTGGTCACATAAATTAACCGCTGGTCCTAAGCCTGCTGTAGATGAATTTGTAAAAAGTCATAATCTTAAACTCGAAGTTGATGAACTACAGTTTATAATATTTGCGTGAAACATAATAAATATCATGCCAATATCGAATAAATACAATTGCATTTTTGTGCATATCCCAAAGACCGCAGGAACATCTATTGAGTCTGTTTTTGGCATGCATGGAGACAGGCTTAATGTTGGAATTAAGCCGTACTTAAATCAAAAAAGCGATTATGATAATCTTTTTGGGAATAACCTTCAACACTTAACTGCTTTTGAAATCAAATCTAAAATTCAAAACTACTCTGATTTTTATAAATTTTCTTTCGTGAGGAATCCTTGGGATAAATTTGTTTCTGTAACCTTATGGGAGGGTCCAAAAACTAAAGTCAACAAAAACATGTCCAAGGATCAATTTAAGAAAAAAGCTTTAAACAAAATGAAATTCGCGAAGCTTCACTACATGCCTCAGGTTGATTATATTTTCCATTCTGGATCTCTCTTGGTCGATTTTGTTGGTAAATTTGAGAATCTCGAAGAAGATTTTCAAAAAGTTTGCGATAGTTTGAATGTGAATTTTAAACTTGAATACCGCATGAAGGTTGACCATAAGCCTTATCAAGAATACTACAACCAAGAAATGATTGACTTCGTTTCTGATTTTTACTCTAAAGATATTGAGTATTTTGGATATGACTTTTAAAAACAAAAATATATGGATGTGTTGGTTTCAAGGTGAAGGTGATAAAAAAATGCCAAAGTTAAACCGTGAGTGTATTAAAAGGTGGAAGGAACTTAATTCTGACTGTACCGTAAATATTTTATCAGATGAAACGATCTCAGAATATATTCCTGAATTTTTTAATATAGTTAAAAATTCTCCTGAAAGAACACATCAGGCAAGATCTGATTTATTAAGATTATTGCTTTTATCAAAATACGGAGGTACATGGGTCGATGCAACTGTATATCCAACTCAACCACTATCTGAGTTTTACGACAAAATTGTAAATAGAACCGGATTCTTCTCATATAGATTTATGCCAAGATCGATATCAGACAAGGGAGATCGTGAAATTGTTAGTTGGTTTTTGTGCTCGGACAAATCTAATCATTATATTATAGAAAAATGGAAAACTAAGTTTATTAGTAAATTCAAAAATAGTAAACACTGGAAATACTTTACAATACACCAAGTATTAGCAGATTTATATGACGAAGAAGAACAAGTCAAACATACTATTGATAACATGACGCAAATTAGCGAAAAAATCCCACATTCGGCTTTGAAATCTTGGAGCAATAGGCTTCCATCATATCTTTATAAACGTCCTGCTTTATGAAAATCAAAAATTGTGAAGTTAAAATTTTCGGGGTGAAAACAGATGAAGTTTCTAATCTTTATGATTTTGTTACTCCTCACTTAGACGCTCATAATATTTCGTATTATTTTGAGCATATTGATTTAAGCGATGATGGGCCAAGTTATTTCAATACATATAAATATGGTCTATGTCTATATATGCGATGTCTTCGGTATTTAAAATTTTTACAATCACTAAAAGAAGGAGAGGTTGTTCTATTCAGTGATTTAGATGTCATGCCTTTGCAGAACTACGACTGTTTATTAAAGTATCTTGATAATGCAAATATTTGTTTTATGCAAGAAGATCCCGGAAATAATTTAACAGTTAATTGCGGTTTTATTTTGGTTAGGAAATCTGTTGAATCAATTAGCCTTTTCGAGCTATGGAAAGAGAAATGCGAAAGGATTTTCTTAAAAGAAAATTATTTATTTGACCAATCTGTCATGCAAGATATTTTAGATTCTGCTTTTTGCAGCTACATGACTTTTCCCCATTCTGTTGTAAGCAGAAGGCCTGATTTAATTTACGCTGAATCCGTTGCCTATCATGCAATTAATGTAGGTGTAAAAGATAAAAGTGGATTCAGGGTAGATAAAGATAATTCTTATAAAATAAAAGCTATGAAAAAATCTCTAAATAGGTTCTTGTCTATAAAATGAAAATAATAGGTAATCCAGAACGTTTTGACAACAAATCAGAATGCCCCGACACTCCTTGGGGACAGAAGTTTAGAAATACTAGATTGGTTTTCAGAAAACAAAATGGTAAATTAGAATTCCATACATATGGCGCAGATTATAGACCACTGATCTTTATTTCTCAAATCAAACGGGCGGATAAAGATGTTGTTTTTGATGATTTTGATTATGTAAGATTATATACAACGGATAATAACCCCGGACACGACATGGTTGAATGCAGTCCAGAGCGCGTTCTATCGCAATGTTATATTGATAAAGAGGCTGAATGTTATCCGAATACTTTTAAAATGGAGCAGTATCATAAAGATTTAGTTTGCTGCCCCGACTTTAATTTTTCTAATTGGTTAAATTTTAATCACGCTAAAATGTATGATGATCTTTTGAATTTAAAACTTCGAGACGATGCAATGGCTAAAATTTGCTGGAGAGGTGCAGCAAGGATAGAAAGCAGGAAAAATCTTTGTGAATTAACTAAAAAATATCCATTTTATATTGATGCGCATCATGTTGGAGGTCAAAATCAACAACACAGAATGAGTCTTGTTGATACCTTTGAAAACTATAAGTACGTAATAGACACCCAAGCGTTTGGTTTTAGTGGTAGATTAAAGTATTTGTTATTAAGTGGCAGATTGCTATTCTTACAATGTCATTATCATAAATGCTTTTTTGAAAAAAGCCTTGAACCATGGGTTCATTATATTCCAGTAGCATATGACTTTTCTGACATTATTGAAAAAATTAAATGGGCTAAATCTAACGAAGAAGAGTGTAAAAAGATCATATCAAACGCATTATCTTTTGCTCGCTCAACTTTCTCGATATCAAACATTAATCAAATCTGGAAAAATTTATTAAATAATGAAGATTAATATCATAGGGTGTGGACTTTCAGGCGTGACCGCAGCAATTTTACTGAAAGAACAGGGTCATGATATAGAAATATTTGAAACCAGAAATCATATAGCAGGGAATTGTTATGACGAGAAACAAGATGGTGTTACTCTTCACAAGTATGGATCTCATATATTCCACACAAATGATGAAGATGCTTGGGAATTTCTAAATAGGTATACTAAATTCAATGACTATAAACATAAGGTAAGAGCGAATACTAAAGAAGGTTTGCTCTCAATACCTTTTAGCAAAAAAACAGAAAAGCAATTAGGTAGGGACTTGACTCCAGAAGAAATTAAAGAGTTATTATTTGTAGATTATTCAGAAAGGCACTGGGGAATACCTTGGTCAGATTTGCCTAAAAGCATAAGTCGTAGGGTGCCTAACAAGAGAGATGACTATGATGATCGCTATTTTACAGACAAATATCAAGGAATACCTGAAAATGGGTATACTGAAATGTTTAAGTCAATGCTTGATGGCATAAAGGTTAATCTTGGAGTTGATAAAGAATGCTATAAAAATCTGAAGGGAGATATGATGGTTTGGACAGGAACGGTATCTCAATATTTCAATGACTCATTTGGCCACTTGCCCTATAGATCGCTTAGATTTGAGCATACAAAAACCAAAAGAGATGGAACAAAGTTTTCATACGAACTAGGCGCGGTCATAAATGAGTGCAATAAAAAACCCTTCAATAGAACTATGGATAGTGCTGTATACTTAAATGAAAAACCAGAATATACTATACTAACCAAAGATTATCCAGAGGAATATGAAAAAGGCAAAAATGAACCCATTTACCCAAAGCCATTTAATGGGGGAACAGAAATATATGATAAATACAAAAAAGCCGCAAGTGCAGAAAAGAATGTGATATTTCTTGGTAGGCTTGCAACATATAAATATCTAGATATGTGGATGGCAATAAAGCAAGTAATGACTAAATTAAAATAATGAAACCCAAAGTAGCATTTTTAATTCGAGGTCACATTCGAGA